TTTTACAAACCAATTACCCATTTTTATAGATTTTCAATTATGTAATCCTTTACTTCATCTCTTTTTGCCTCAAAGAGTTCTTCAGATATAAGTTCAACACCAGCCACATCACCACCTATATATACATCTCTCATATTTTCATATCCACCATCGTTATCAAAACTCATAGCTATACATTTATTTGTAAAGTTAGTAGTTACACAAATTACCTCATGTGTTTCATCTACTAACTTAAAATAAGAATCTCTTTCTTTAAAATAATGATTTGCCATAATAACTTTTTTTAACTTTGATTATAAATACTAACCAGTTCTGATGATTGAACATATAATCTAGAATAATTTCTATAATTTCTTGCTGGTTCATTAACACGCAAAAGCCATCCTCTTTGATTTGAATATATAGCTCTAAAAGCAGTTGTCCAAGATGAACCCCAACCAATACTATTATCAAAATAAACATCTAAACCATTATAAAATGGAATACGAAGCCAACCACGTATACTTGTGGTTCCCCATTGCCAACTTTGACCTAAAGCTGTTCCATCATATCTAAATTCCCAAGCTCTAGTATCTGCATCAGCTCTTCTTTCGGTTTGAAAAAGATTTATTGTAGAACTTACTGCATTATGCCTATATCCATACCAATCAGACCAAGCATAACCATTATTTGTTTTACTGATTCCATTTGTGGGATATCTTGCTGATTGAGTGTTGATAGAACCATATCTACCATTTCTAGCATTCCAAATAGACATATAGGTAGAGTATGCTCTACCAAATTCATTATTTATATTACCTGCCGTTATTTGACCAGAAAGTGTAAGTGTCATAACTAACTTTTATATTATAGAGATACTAACATATCCATCAACTCTTGTTGAGGGAATAAATCGAATTTATCTTTACGAGTGTTGGTATGTGTCCAAGTTCCTTTTACTTTACCATAGTAAGCATCTTCATTGAACTCAAATGCAGCTGCACCTTTTTCTTTGATTAGGGAAGGTAATCCAGCTCTGATATCAATTCCATCTCTTTCACCAATAAACTTCATCCACTTTTCTAATTGTTCGATTTGTTTATCAGAATATCTATGCCAAGTTTTGTGTCCTCTAAATTCTTCTTTTAGAGTTACAATTTGTGAATCTGCTACTTTTGTACCAGCATATGTTTTTCCATCTACCACATATCCAAAGTTACAAATCTCAATTCCTACTGAGTGTACATGCATATGTTGTGAACCATTCTTACCTAAATGCCATGCATAGTTACCTTGTGGGAAACATTGTACCAATTCTCCATCATATACTTCGTTGTTTCCTTTTACTGATGGTCCACCCATTACCCATTCGGTAGCAATAGTTCCATTATCTCTATCCCAATACTCAATACATTTGTATGGATTATGCCATCCAGCAGTATGATGTAAGAAAAGGTATTCGTATTTTACAGGCCCATGTTTGTACTCATCTTCAGGCATAAAGTATTCTACATACTCTAATCCACCTTCGTTTACTTTTTTCTTTGAGTAGATATCTGGTGCATCTGATTCTTCTTGTCCAGTTACATCAGTATCATTTAATCCCATTGCTGCCCAAGTTCCTTTTCCAACTAAACCATCGGCAGTTAATCCATTTAAGGATTGAAAATCTTTTACGGCTTGTTCCGTACCTTTTCCGAAGATACCATCAGCACCCAATCCTAAGAATTGTTGAACTGCTTTTACATCTTCACCTCTTGAACCTACTTTTAATAGCATATTATGTGTTTTTTATTTCTGATTAAATTCTATAACCTCAAAGATACGAGTCTGAATACGTTTCGTACCCTCAGTATTTGTAAGTATTATTGAATTTCTAAATTTTTGCCAGTCTATTACAAATGTCTTATCTAATACACCACCATTTTCTTCTCTCACTAATTGGTTTAATGCGTTAATGGTGTATAAAGTATTTGATTCTTTTTTTCTGTGTATTAGTATTGTATCTTCTAAAGGTTGTGGTGGTTTGAACTCCGTATTTATATTATAGGTAACGTAAAGTTCATCTAAGTTTGACTTATTTTGTAAGATATAGATATAGTTATACACTATCACATAAGTCTCTCTGATATCCTGCAGAGTCTTTTGTAACCCATCCTTTGAAGTAAATGTACACAATAATTGTGTTTTCATAAATTTTTTTATATATTAATCAATCACCTATAAATATCACAGAATATTTTTAGGATAATTATATATCAATCTCTTTACCTGACTTATTATCTACAGCAACTCCATCATCATTTAAATCAATATCAGCTGGTTCACCATCACCAGTGAATGATAATTGACAACCACCACCAGTTCTACCAGCAGTTCTTTTAGTTCTAAATGTTATTGAATAATCATTTGGATTGTTAGTACCATTATCAGTAACAAACTTAGGGTCTCCATTTTCATCATAATATTGTTTATTATGTTCCAATTGAGTTAATGTTTGATTTGTTCTGATATTATTTGCTATCTCAATTGCAGATAACAAACTCTCTACTTTTACACCTGCCTTTTGGACAAGGTTACTAACATTATTTTCACCAATTAATGCAGCTGCATGTTCTTTGGTGATAATAGAACCTAACTCTTCTTTATATTTATCTTCAATTTCGGATAATTTTTTACCAAATAATTTCCAATATTCAGTCTTATCTGCTGGATTTAAATCGGCTACTTCTCTTTTAATTCTATCAACCTCATCCATATAATTGGCTACGATAGTTGATATCTTAGAAGTTTCCTCTTCACTAAAAACTTCACCCAATCCAATCTCATTTAATGTATTATTAATAAAGTTAGTAGTCTTTTCTTTGGTTTGTTCATTAGATTCACCTCTAATCAAATCATCATTTATAAGTAACGTATAACCATCTTGTCCTAAATACATTCCTTGATTATTTTGTTTACTTTTATCTTGGTGTAATTCACAAATTGTTTTTGAGTTAGCTGGACATCCATATGTTCTACCTTCCTTACCCCATTTACAACTTACTAAAGAAACTCTTTCTAACATACCACCTTTAATTTTATCACCTGCTGGGAAATTTCCTGCTGATGGTAGGTACACCTCTTCACCATTTGCCAATTCTTGTTCATATAAGTTGTTTTCGGCTAATTGTTTTAATATAGCATTTGCAACATCAGCATCTGCTTTATGTAAATCAACCATTAACTTATTATAAGAATCAGCTATTGCTTGTGCAGCTTCAGGTGATGGTATTTTTACATTTTTTAATATATCATCCATTCGTTTCTTATGGGATTCCAAACCAGTTAATACACCTTCATCAACTGTATTATTTTTTACCTGCTCTTTTGCAAAATCAATAGTATTTTGTAAAGCGGGATTATTAATACTTTGTGCTAAGTAATCTTTTGAATAATCACTGGATGGCATTTTAACATTTCCATCTTCATCTTTTAATCCAAATATTCCATGCAATGATGGTCTAATTTTTTTAAGAACTGGATGTGATTCGAAATATTCAGATACCCTTACATCATCGGATGGTTTTATGATATTTTCATTTCCTAAATCAGGTTTTGCTGCTGTTGTAAAACCTTGCTTTACACTTTTAGCATCGAATGTTTTTAATTCAACTAAAGCCGATACCCTAGCAACTAAATCTTTTGATTTTGCTGTTCCAGCATCTCCACTAATTATTTTACGATTTCCACCTAATTTATTAAAGTATGCCTTTTTTCTATTTTCATTTGTAGAAAATCCAGCATTATCAACTAACCATTGTGCAGCTTCTCTTTTTTCTTCTTCAGATTTACTATCATCGTAAATAATATTTATTTTTTTCAATGATTCCTTAATAACTTCCTTTTGAGTATCATTCAAATTATTTATTCGTTGTTCTACTCTTTTTTCAAAATCATTAGTTATTTTTTTATTTTCTGGAGATATTTGTGAAGTACTATCATCCTTATTTTTTTCTAAATCAGGTGCTTCATATCCACTATCTTTGGAGAACATACTCTTTTTATTTACTTTGGTAGTATCATCCTGCTTATCATCTTTTGTATGAGTACCAGCTTTTATCGCAGCATCTCTATTTTCTTCAGAATCAAAATCAACAACTTGTCCACTTTTTTTACTTACAGCATAAAATTTTTCACCATCAGCTTCAAATAAGTTACTGAATAATTCGCCTTTGATTTCCCACAATCCCATCTCATCCAATACTTCAGATAAAATAGTAAGGTGTTCTGATTTTTTAAGGTCTACAATACCTTGTTTCGTTCTATACGAAACTTCCGTTAATAAATCGTTTATAAACTGGTTAAAATAATTCATATGTTAAATCTTCCTATATCCTATAAATATTAAAGTTTTGAGTAATCCGTTCCCCAACTAGCTTTTATAGGAAAACCATTACTCTCTACTATTTCTTTCAATTTAAGAGCATGTTCTTTAGGAGTATCTAACGGAAAAGAAAATAGGAATGAATCATAAGTATATAAGGTCAACTCAATGTCGGTTTGTTGAATAAACTCCAACACTTTTTGGATTGTTTTCATATTCAACTCAGTTTCAGTTGCTTGTAATAAATAGTTGAATACTTTTTGAGGATTTGAATCTTCTATCGATGAGAGAGGTATATTTCGATTGTAAGTCGATACATAACCCATTTCCGATGCCTTACTCCACATTACATCGATGTACTCTCTAACCTTCTTATAATAAGGAATAGAATCAAACTCTTCGGGTATCCCACCATAAAGGAGTTGGAAAGTAATTCCTTTGGATTCATCATAAGGAACTCCATATTGGTCCGCTAACCATTGGTGAACGGAAGTATTGGGTAAATCGTAATCAATCAACTTACCTATGATTCGGGGGTGATAGGCATCATAATCCATTTGTAAGAATATGTGCCCATCTTTGGGAATAAATACTTCTCTCGTTCCATCCTTTTTATTTAAAGCAGAGAAGTTGATTCCCCCAAATCGGTTGGAAGGACGGGATGTAATGGTATATGGGTTGTATTCGGTATATACGATATTATTATGTAAATGTTTAGAAGCTTGTGGATATCTATCAAAAAATTTTTCCCCTTCGACCCGAACACCATATCGTTCAATCTGAGATAAAAGAGGAATCATCGTATCATCAATCCAACTTTTAGGAGATAAATCGGGAGGAGGAATAGTACTACTTATATTATCAACAAATGATTTTAAGTACTCTCCCCACTTCATCAAAGGTGCTATCTTTCCTAAACCATCTCTTATACCCATTCGGGTATAATGTGATATAAATGGTTGATTTTGTACCTCATCGGGTATAGTTTGATTCTTTTCAAAGAAGTAATAGTTGGATATATCAAAAATATTTTGTATATTTGTACCAGTTTGTAATAATCCTTTCTTATTCCATACCCATTTTGGTTGTGTAGATTTAGAAAGGTCTAAGTGATGGGATTTACCATCAATATGATTATATATGAGAATAAAGTCAGTTTTTCCCACTCTTATGAATAAGAAAGCAAGTTCATTGTTCATTGGATGTTTATCCAAATCAGACCATATAGGAATTACAATTGAGGGATTATTTTCCCACATTTGTATAAAATTCTCCTTCTCTTTATTAGATTCTACTACAATCATCTAACAAATATAAGAAAAATATTTGTAATATCCAAATTATTTTTTATGAAATTGTAAAAGGTTAGGTAAGTAAAGTTGGATTTTAGGAATCGTTTGAGATGCAATCCTTACCGATGCTGAGTTTGATTTTTTAACATCATCAACATCACCTATAATTCTCCAATCTAAAGAAGTTATATTGTAAAAAGAATTCTGAGATAGTTTAGCTGTAGATTTTTTTCTTATCTCATAAATTACAGAGTTTATATCATTAGCTTTCTGAACAAAGTATCTAACAATGTATCCTCGTTTATAATCTATATCAGTTGGGGATGGAATATGAGGTACTATTTTAATTTGATTAAAATCCTTTGGTAAATCTACTATTTTATTATATCTATCTAAACTCATAATTATTTATTATTTCTATATCCACCAGTTACTTCAGTTGTCCACATCATACCATCTAAAGTATGTTTAACACTTAACACTTGAAAAAATCCATTATTGTATATGGATGGAATCCCATTTACTTTAAACATATCACCTCGCCTTATACCACTCACACCATGAATTTTGAAACTAAAATTAATCGGCATTAATGGAGTAGCGGATGATGTTTTTTCATCATGCCCACTTTTAAGTGCACTAAATATAGTCGAATCTTTATATGCACCTAAATAGCATAAATCATAAAGGTCTACACCATCTACTGAAGTTTTATCACTTATTTCAACTTTTGGATAAAATCTAGCTTTACCCATCATAATAGCTAAATTAGCTTCTGCTATATCTGCCTTATCTTTTTCAGTTGTATTATCATCATCCTTTTTATTGGTTTCTTTTCTTTTTAATTTTACCGCTAATTGGTCACTAAGAGCTTCATCTTGTGTAAAAAGTGATATCTTTTTAGAATCTGAATTCAAATCTGCTCCTAATTTAGAACCTATTATCTGATTCATTTTATTCCCACTAATATCCAAATCCAAAGATGCATCTATAAACACAGAATCAGCACCAATCATTTCAAATGTATATGTTGGAGTTTGTTTTCCATTAGTTATTAGATTCATTTCAACTATTTTTAGCTTACTTACCGATTTATCATCAACGATAACATCCGATTCTTTTATTTGAAAATCCCACATACCATTTACAGCTGATGACATTCCATTTAAAATTTGATACAATGCATCTTTTATATAAAATTGCTTAGTATCCAATACACCTTTAAAAAAATCAAAGTTAACATACAAATCTTTTAAGTATCCCCATTCATTGGATGATTTAAAAATCTTTTTATCAGGACTCGTATAATCGTTTGGATTTGGAAACTTGATTCTATCCAGTGGTGAATTATTTACTGTACCCGCCTCTCTTATTTGACTTACTGTTGGTAAATCGGAACTATTGGATGTAATCGCAGATAAATTAAATTTAGGAGATTGTGGGTTTGGTATAAATAACTTATCAGGTTCAGTACTATATATTTTTTCAAAAGCTGTACAAGCGGTATCTTTATAATCGATTTCAAACGTTACCTCAGTACCATCAGGCAATTCATAACCAGAAACACCTATTTCATATATAATATCCATCATAGCATCAAATCGTATGAATCTCTCTTCTGCAGTTATTTTAGTTCCTGCAGGGAATTTTACAGCTTTACCATCAATAGTCACCTTACCAGCTTTTACTTCCCATCCAACCAAAGGTAGTTTAAATCCATCAGAAGCATCGTTTATTTCTTCAATTACCTCATCATCAAAATTAATCAATTTAGTATCATCTGCTGCAAATTTACCTCTCAACCCCTTTACTGCTACTGTTTGTCTTGTTTGTGGTAAATCATTGAACATTTTCATAAATCGTTCATCACCTAAAGTACTATCTGCGGTATTTATGTAATTTAAACCAAACACTTTTGCGCTTGGAAGTTTTTTTTCTTCATTTAGTTTTTGGTCACCAGTTTCACTACTCAATAAATAAGTTGGTAATTCGGTATATCCCGTACAATTTACATTTATTGTCCATTTATCACCATCTAATGAAACACCACCACCAGTTGTAAATCCTAAATAGTTATCATATTCACCAACAGTATTTTGCCTAACAACATCTCTATTTGATGCATTTTGATATTTAGATATCTCCGATGCTTTTAGTGGAGTTAATCCACTTACACCAGATGAAGTATTCCAACCCCATTCTAAAAATATACTCATACCAGGTTCTAAAAAATATCTGGTTAATGTTTCCATTTGTTCTTTGGTAAAACAGGTTATAGAAAAATTTGCTTTTCTACTTAAATTACCAGCACCCTCATCTACTTCTAATGAAGTTACAATTGGTGAAGGTCTATATCCCTGCCCAACAGATGGATTTACATCAGCTCCTTCCCAAGTTGTACCAATTCTACCTGCTTGTGTAGATGAACCATATGTTCTACCCGCTGCTCTAAATAAATTATTATTTGGGTTTGAATCTAAAACCAATCCTGCACCACCACCAGAAACTAATCTTACAAATGGATTAAGTTTAGATATTAATTGTGGATTTCCTACTCTTTTCTTTAAAGTACTCTTAACAAAATCCTGAATATTTGTAAAATTCGGAAATGAAGCCATATAACTTATTGTTTAAATTGATTGTTTATCTCTATAAAGTTTTGTGGGATTCTTAAAATTGTTCCATCTTTTAAACCAAATGGTGCATTGTGTATATTATTAGCAGATGCTATAATCCACCAAAGGGATGCATCTCCATAATATTGATAAGCAAGTGTATCTAATCTATCACCAGTTTCAGATGCTACATATATATCATTATCCTTCAATGGAATTTCAGGATAAATTTTAGAACGATATACTGTTCTTCCATCATCTAACTTTTTGGTTTTATTATTTTGATATCTACTTGCCATAATTTATTAAGTTGTTGGGTCAAATGTATAAAGTTTTCTATTACCATCTTCAGTACCAGTTTCTTTTCTATTTTCAACAAATTTAAGAGTAATGGCAACATCAACTATTGTTGGTAATCTATAACCCTTCATATCTATTTCAGTACTAGATGGGTTTTGAGCTATACCATTTGGTGGTCCATATAAAGCATTTGTTGTAGTAGTAACAACATTGTTTAAATGGGATTGTTCTTTATCAGCTACTTGCCAAGGTGTATTATCATCAATAGTATATGAAAGAGATTCTATAAATGATGCCTTTTTATTATACATATCACCCAATGTAAACATTATAAGCGGTGATTTTATCGCTGAGTTACCATAATAATCAGCTGGATATGTTAATCCAGATAAGAAGTTAAGTTTTTCCCAAGCTTTTTTATGTTCTAATACATTTAAAGAATATACTTTAAAGTTAAAACTAACACTTCTTTCAATACCATCATATGTATAAAAATTAAATGGATTTCCAATAAACTTTTGTCCACTCCAAGAAGGAGAAAAGGTTTCACTTAGTCCACTAATCGTTGCTCTAAAATTTGCTGAACGTAATGCTCCACTAACTGTACCTAATGAGGTAAATTTAAGGGTTACGAAATCTAACTTATCTAACTCCTCATCATCTTCACCATTATATACACCACTAGCATTTACACTATCACCAATAGTGTACATACCTCTTTTTGTTTCTAAGAAGTTTTCCTTAGATACACTTTTATAGTTTTCATTTTTTGTTATATTAGAAAATTTAGATGCTCTTTCTGGTTCTTCAGTAAATTTAATAGTTGGTACATTTTCAACAACTTGTTTAGTCGATAAATCGTTTACATCATCACCCTCTTTAATAATCGTTTTACTATATCGGTTACCCTTTTTATCCTCCGTTAATCGTTGTGCTCCGGTAGTTGGTTCTAACGAACCATAGTTAAATCCATACTTACCCCAATTTTCTAAACTTTTATCAGTATATAAAGTTGGGAATTCGTTAGATGGAGTTGGTGTAATTCCAGTTGGTATCCTACCTGTTGCTAATCCCAATGAAGTACCACCCCTACTACCAAATATTTTTTTACCTAACTCTTGCTTACCTGCTTTAATTGCACCACCCACTAAATTTCTACCAATAGCATCGGGTGTACCTCCACCAGCATTTTCACCAATAAATCCTAAAAGTTTTCCTGCAGCTGTTCCTTCAGCTGATTTTAAAACCTTTTGTAATTGACTCATTCTTTTTTGAGTTTCACCAAGTTTTTCAGCTTCTAATCCACTTACCACAAATGTTGGAATTGCTTTGGTTGGTAATCCTAATGCACTTTTTACACTTGATGCCGCACTTCCTATCTTAGCCATCAATCCACTAGCACCAGTTACTTCACCAGATGTTTCTGCTTTCATTTTGGATATAGAATCGGTTGTTCTTAATGTGATTCTTGGTGTATCTGAACCATATATCATAGGAATAGAACCGAATCTAATAACTCTTAAACCAGTGAGTTCTTCCTCAACCAAAGATTCATCAGTTCTTACACCTAAAACTTTTCTAGCACCTCTAGCCAACAACATACCAGTTATATTCACCAATGGATTTGATGAGGATATTCTTATATCCTTACTATTTCTAATAGCATAAGCTTCTTCAGCGGTTTTTCCACCTTGAGATGGTAATTGTTTACTTTTAAATAATTCTTCTAATGTTGGCATAATCTATTATGTTGCGTATGAATTACTTCCTACTCTACTTACTACTCTTGAAACTCCAGCAGTTACTCTCTGTCCATCTAAATAAACTGCCACTTTACCATTATTTAAATCTTCTCTTAATCCTCTAATTTCATTTATTAAATCAGAATCAGAACCACCACCTTCTTCACCACCACCTAATAGTGAATTTAATCCTTGAGATACTGCTCCAACAGCTGATAGCATCATCAATCCAGGTCCTGCAACTACTCCAGCTACACCTAATGCTATTAACGAAGCTGATAACCCCAGTAGTGAAATTGATAATAATGCAATGCTGTCGGTTAATCCTACCATTGCATCAAGAACCGTAGATACAGACATTAATTGTGGCATTAAAGTTCCGATACCACTAGCCATCATTGCAAATCCAGTTCCTATCGCTTGAAGTGCATGTCCTAATACCAATACTGATGCCGCTATTACTAACATTGCTGCTGCTCCAGCTAAAATTGCTACTGCACCAACTCCACTCATCATAATAGCACCTAATAATGATACAGCTCCAACTAAGGCTAACATTGATACTACCGCCATTCCAACGGCTTCCCAACTAACCTTCATAAATTCTTGTACTGCTTTTCCAAATACGAATACGGCACCAGCTACAATTACCATTGCTGCAGCACCTTTAAGAACTGCATTCATATTGATTTTGGACATACCTTCCATAATTCCACCACCAGGTCCTCCTTTCGGAGCCTTTATAGATTTACCAGATTTACTACCTATACTTTCAGTAACAGAAGGTTTACCACCACCTCCACCAAATAAGTTACCTATTTTTGATGCGGCTGCTTTGGCAATATTTTTAACAAACTCACCGGATTTTTTAGCAATACCACCCATATCGATACCCAATGATTTAAATCCAGTTCCTATTTGGCCCGTCATAGTAATCATACCACCTAAACCTTTTAGACCTGTACCTAAATATTTGTTTAACCCAGCGTTTATAGCTTCACCTGCAGCTGAGAATTTGGATTGCATTACACCACCTAAAGTGTTTGCTTTTTCTTGATTTGATGCCATCTTTTGAAGTTCACCAACCGATACACCTAATAAATCAGCAGTAGCTTTCTTTTGGAAGTAATCCATTTTATTGAATTCTTCAATACCACCTAACGCATTTAGTGTTTCATTAGTTGCTCCTTCAATATCACCTTGCATAGCTAATTGTCTAGCTTTATCCAAATTGATATTTTTTCCTAACATTGCACCTAATTCTAATTCCTTAGTGATTGAAGATTCAAAATCTAATAAACCTTCTGCAATACCACTAAGTGTACTCATATTAGTACCTAACTTAGATGCGAATCCAGCTGCTCTTAAAATATTTTCTCCACCATCTTTACCAAATAATGCAAACTCTTCGGTTGATGCTGCTAAATCAGCCATAAGTGCTGATGGAACTATTCCATTTTGTTTTGCAAATTGCTGAGTAGTTTTAACCATATCAGCAGCAATATCAGTTGAACCACCAGCCATTCTTGCAAATGAACCAGTTAATGCAACCGCTTCGGTATTTGAAATACCCATATTTGTTGCCATCAATCCAATATTGGCTTGAGTTTTAAAGGTTGCAGCTTCAGTACCACCAAACTCACTAGCCAATGCTTTTACAGTCCCAGCAGTATCTTCAAATACAAATCCTAAAACACCAGCAGATGCGGTTGTTCCGTTTAATATATCAAATCCGTTTCCTAACTCCTTATTTACATCTGCGAATTTATCTGCTAAAACACCAGCACCAACAACCAAACCACCAACTAAAGCTTGTGGTCTACTAAGGAATGTTCTTAGAGTTGCTCCAATTGATGCTATTTTAGTTTGAATGGTATCATATGTAGCTGCTTGGTCTTCTAAAATTTTTCTTTCTTCATCAGTTAAGTTAGCTAAACTATCGGCTATTTGATTTTGTTTTTGTAGATTAGTAACTAAACCTTTACTTCGGTTATCCAAAGAGCCCATTAGCTTATCTCTCTCATTCATCAAGTCAATTCTAGCAAACTCATCATCAGGACTAATCTGAGCAATGCTACGATTGATATCCATTATCTTTAAGGCAACTTGTTGATTTTTTTTCTGCCCTTTATATGCTATCTGCGCCCCTTCTTTCTGAACAGAAGTTAAATCAGAGTACATAGATGACATTGATTTTATAGAGGATTCTTCAGCTACAAATAAATCAAGATTCTCTTTATTTAACTGTTTAACTTCTTTTGCAGTTTTTACTATTGCTTTTTTGTATCTTTCTAATTGTTTTGTTTGTTTTTCGGTCAAGGCACTACCAAGAGCATCAAGTTGGTTTATTTCACCCTTGAGTCTTTTAATCTCTTTTAGTAAGTCTGCTTTACTTTGTGCCACCTAATCTCCTTATTTAGAATATTTTGCTATAATAGCATCCAATTCGTCTCTTTCCTTTTTAATCTTATCCAATTTATCGAGAACAGGTTTTGGTATTCCTCTCTTCTTTGCCCTTTGTATAAATCTATCCTGAGTACCTTTTTGCATATCACTCAAGAAACGATTAATAAATCCAGCAATTGAAGCTTCGCTTATTTGTTTTTTATTTTTCATAATGAATGTCCATATTTATACAACTATAAATATTGGATAAAAAAAAAGTAAGGATTATTTCCTAACCCTTACTTTTGATTTACGTTCCATTTTTTTATATTCTTCGGATTCTTTCTTTTTTAACTCTGCTAATTTATTGAAATAGAATTTTCGCCATTGAATTGGCATGAAGTAAACATCTCTCCAAGTAAATCCGTTACCAAAGTTAACCAACTCCCAAATTTGGTTATGAAGTTGGATACTATAATCATTCGGAAGGGTAAAAAAACGATACCCCAAACGGGATATCGAGCGCCTCCTCTTCACCCGTCAACTCTGATACAAAGTTAAATTTTAAATCCATATCTGGACTGATTTCTCTTACAAATTTTCTGAATGCTTTTGTGTCTAATGCTAAGAATGCGTTTTGAACCCACTTAGTAATATAACCTCTATCTTGATTTCCATCTACTGATTGAATCATATATTTCAAACGAGTAGTTACATCAAATGAAGTATCACCTTTACCTTTATATAATCTAGCTAATGCTTGATTTTCTTTTGTAATTTCAAGTTCATCACCATGTGTTAGAAGTTTAAATTCCAACTCTGCCCCACTTTTTGGTAATTTAAATTTATAAAGATTTTCACCATTTAAGATTTCTTCGTTAAAATCTTTGGTTTTTACTTTAGATAAATCAATAGTTACATTTTGTGGTTCTAATGTAGATGGGTCAGTTACTTCTACATCATAGTTAGGACCATAACCCATTACTCTTGTTGCTAAAAGAATAGCGTTTTTATCACCAATAAAGATATCATTGATATCTACATTTGGTTCTACAACAACTGATTCAAATAGTTTATCTAATACTACACCTTTCTTAATTAAGGATTGTGATGCAAGAATATCTTCTTCTCTTGCTGTCATATACTTAATTTCAATGTTTCCTTTTCTTAATGGATGTCCTTCTGGATAAACTAACCCTTTTGATGGCAAATCTACCACCTCAGTTGGGAATTCGAATTTATTTTCGCTCATAATTAACCTTTATTTGTTTGTATATATAAGTATATCAAAATAAAAAAGTTGTAAAACGAAAAAAGGTTCTCACTAAGAGAACCTTCTTCAATTTATAGATAGTAGTGGATAATATCTTAAAATTCTAATATTGCGTAATCATAAGAAAGCGTTAATTCAATATCGGCAGGGTCATTAGATGCGAAATCTAAATCATTGAAATTAGCTGCTTGAATGAATGCACCTTTTAGTTTCCATTGTTCAATTTTATCACCAACAGGTCCTAACATATAGAAATCGATATCTTTTTTGTAGAAATCTGCGTATCCTTTTCTACCAGTTAAAGATTCATATCCTAATCTCACCCATTCCATCACTTGTTGTGCTCCACTTGGAACGATTGGGTCATATAATGTGATTGTGATATCTTGCCACTCACCCTTACCTTGTAATTTTCTATAAGTGTTAATGTGGTCTAACTTCACAGTTTCGAAATTGATAGATGGTCTCGCTGCTGTTTTAATTAAGTATGATTGAATACCATCAATCTCCATAATATAGCGATTCTTCATCTTCGGTTCGAAGTTGGTGAAGAACATTTCGTTAAATTCTAATACTTCTGCCATTTTTTTATTTCCCTTTTATACTAATAAATATTAGTTATTCATTTTTTTGTTTTATGCTGAGAACGATGCTCCCGTTGGTAAGATGTTGAAATCAATTACAATGAATTCAGCGGTCTTAGCAGGTTGTAGGAAAATCTGTCCAGCTAAAATGTTTCTATCAACCACATCAGGTGTGTTGTTAGTCTCATCCATAACTACTTTAAATGCGTACAACCCTTGTCTTTGTTGAATACCTTCTAAGTAAGGTTGTACTGTGTTGATAAATCTACCTCTAGTCGATGCCGTATTTTGTTCGAATACTAAGAATCGAGATGTAGATGCCACAAATTTCTTAACATTGATTAATAATCTTCTAACATTGATTCTATCCAATGCCGATGCTCTATCTTGCAATGTTTTCTGTCCGAATGCCACAATACCTTGTCCAGGGAATGAAGCGATTGGGTTTACTTTGTTTTCATATAGAGTATCTCTTTCAGAATGTGTTAATCTATTCAATACCGATGCTGCTCCTACGATACCTCCTCTATTTAAACCAGCAGGTGCGAACCATTCAGCTGCAATAGCGTCATTAGCTGCATATACAGCAGGTAATAGTACTGAAGGTGGTACACTTACTAATTTGTTAGTATTTGAATCTACTGTCTTAACCCAAGGATAGTAAGTTCCAACATAGTTAGAATCTACAGCGTTAGCTTGTGTTGTTACATCTGAGATAGTTGAACTAGCATCAGCAAAATCTGCGATGTAAAATGCATCTTGTCTAGCTTCAACAATATCAATTGCTTTACTAACAACTCCAGGGTGTAATGTTCTTACAACACCAGGCGTTACTAACATATTGATATCCCATTCATCAGCGTTTGAAATTGCGTTCAAACCTTTTGAGTATGATAAATAACCACCAGCCGAAGTTGATGATAAATCAAGTCCTTGCGAATTTCCAGCACTCATATCAGAACCTAATTTGATATCAGTTGCAGGAGATTGTCCATCAAATCCACCTTGGAATGCTACTGAGAATTGTCTTTTCACCATATCAGATGAATCAGAACCACTCATTACATAAGAAAGTTGAGAATCAAATCCAAAGTCAACGTTTGAACCAACTCCTACACTTTCAGGTAGAGGTTTGATATAATTGTTGTTGTCATATTTTATACCAGTTGTTTCGAAATCAAAACCAGCGTAGTATGTTGGGTTACCAGCAGTATTCACTACTGAACCAGTTTGATAAACAACAGCAGGTACGATAGTTTCAGTATCTGCTAATATTGGATTAGAGTAAGCTCCGTGTCCGAATGGTGCAGCTGATACAGGATATGAACCTTGTGCTGCTACTTGTACTCTAATATATTTTGAATTATTTACCCAATCACCCCACTCAGTAATCTTACCATTTGAATCAATAGTTAAGTATCTATCACCGATTCTTCTAGCGATAAAGTTTGGTGATGCTGGGTCTAAGTTTACATTACTAAATGTTTCTAATACAACAGGTCTTTTATCCGTATCAGAGAATGAACGAATTGTTACTGTAAATACTGAATAATCAGTTCCTCCATCTTCACCGGCAGCTTTCACATTGGAGATTGAAATTTTAAATCTGGAGTTTTCGTTTGTACCATATCCTAATGTATGGAATTTAAATAAATCACTTCTTACACCTGAAATTAATTGTGATTTAACAAATGGTGTAGATGCCCAACTTGCTTCATATGTAAAGTTTTGAGTTGGTAATACTTCAGCTACAACAGCTTCTCCATTTGCAACTTCTAAATTGATATCATCTACTGCATCTTTAAAGTAAGTGTAAACATATGCATCCTTCGAACCTAATGGGTCTGAACCAAATACATCAGTTACATCATTACCAGCTGATGATAATAGTGAAGAAGATACTTCACCAATACCACTACCACTTACTACAAATGAACCAGATGTAGTTAATGATGGGGATACAGTAAAAGGACCAAATCCTACTTCATCATCACCATTTACACTACTATGTAATGTTGAGATAAGTTTTTTACTTCCATCCGAACCACTAGCAATCAAACCAATAGGTGTAGCTTGAGTATAACCAGCATCAGCGCCAGTTTTACCTAAAACTCTTACGATTGTTGCTGTTCCAGCTTCTCTAAGATAGTTTTGTACTGCGTACTCCGTATAATAAGTTCCATCAGGTGTTCCGAACTTATCTTCAAATTCTGATTGTGTTCTTACAATCGTAGGAACGAATGCTGGTCCTTGTTTGAAAGGTCCTACAAATGCTGCTCCTATTTCTCCTACCCCTTGAGCTAAAAAAGAGAGGTCATTTTCTCTCGTAAATACTCCGGGTGATACTATTCTTTCTGCCATAATTTTATTTCTCCAATAAGTTTATTTTGATAAATAAATCAAATACACATATAAATATAACGAAAATCTTCAAAAGATAAATTTCAATTTTTTTAAATTTAAATTGTACAAAGTGAAGGTGATGTGTACCAGCTATTCCCCGTCCAATATCTAACAGTAAATCCTTCACCATAAGGTTGGTCCGAATACCAACCAGGTACAGCGAAAACATTAAAATTTGTTCCTCTGTAAACAGATACAGTCCACCAATTCCTATCAGGGTCCTCCCAAAATATTCTTGCTTGGTCATTCCCAGCACAAGATTCGAGTGGACCAGCTTGACCACTACTTCCCCTATTTGAATATCCAGCCATCAATTCGCCGTATCTTCCAGGTCCAACAGGCCCACCACCAGCATCATGGTCATATCCATACCATTCACTAAATGCAGCTGGATTTGCAGATAATGGTCTTGCACGAGAATTTGTATTAATAGTACCATATCCACCATTCTCAGCAGTATCAATTGAAAATGCACCTGAACTAATAGTTCTATTTAGTTCGGTTATAAGTGCAGATGCCGCTATTTGGCCTGATGATGGTATTGCCATAATACAATCAATTATTGGTTATGCATCTACAACTACATCACCAAAAATAGATTTTAGTTCTACTTTTAGTAATGGATATGCAAAATCATAAATAGATGAACCAGTTATTGCATTGGTTGAAATCACATTTGCAGTATAATCTTCACTACCACTAACATTTACAGTATCATAAGTCCAAGATGATTGGGTAATCATACTTTCAGGATCTTCTGGGTCTGGAACGATTGATTCAACCGATTCAGATACAGTTTCTACTCGTAAATATTCTCTAGTTCTTACTTGTGATTCAGTTAGGTGAAATACATATTCTTCTTTAACTTCATAACTTTTTGCTTCCCACTCTTCTACTAACATAGCAGGTGAATGTTCATCAAATAAATCTTGAGATGCACTTGCAGCAGCCCCCTGATTTAAGTATAAAGTTGGGTTAACTCTAAGAAATCCATTTGATTTTCTAAATTCAAAAGATTCGATTCTTACATATCCCTCAGAAGTAATACCTCTACTTGTACCGATTTGTTTTTGTATTTCTAAAGCCATTTTATTTTTTTATCTTTATGTTTATAAATATAACTATATTAGTAAAAAGATTAATTTTTATTAATTAACTGATTTACCAATTCTTTTAATTCGTTTATTTCTTTTTGTTGATTTTCAATTACACTTTCCAATTCTTTTACTTTAGAATTGTTCCAAGTTACAATCTTATTCTGGTCTTTTATACCTTCAATCACCAATGGAACTAATCTATCGTACTTAATTGTTAAGTAATCTTCACCTGATTTAGAGTATAGGTTTCCATTTTCATCATAATCAGAATCAAATGGTGCTAAGTGAACTACTTCGGGTACAACATCTCTAACCTGTTGTGCCGATAAACCTACTTGTAATCCTTCTTCGGTAAATCCAACTTTTTTTGCTAACTCATTAGTTTCATAGTAGAAACCATCTAATGAAAGGATTTTAGAAAGTGCGTTTCCGATTTTACCTTTCTTATCTTTTAATCTTTCATCTGAGTAGTATGCGATAATATCTTGTGTACATCTAAATACTCGAGTAGCGTAGATTTGTGAGTTGTTTACTTCAAATCTTTCTGAACCACCAGTTACAACTCTGAATTGGTCTGATGCGTGGAATTGAATATAAGTGTTAGTATCACCTCTATGTCTTAACCAAGAAGCCATCTCCAATGTATTGAACCTAGAAGTAGATGCTGGGTCTGCGTAGTATGATGTTGAGTTACTATCATAATAAATCGAACCATATACTCTATTATAGAAGTATGCAATTGCGTTGCCATTTTCTCTACCAATATATGCTACATTCTGAGAATTACCAGAACCATTATCATGTATTCTTAGATAAGAGTTAGTATTATTATTGTTACTATCTAATCTAATATTAACATCATTATATGAGTTAATAGACATGTTATCGGAGAATCCACCGGTATTAGAAGTAGATGCGATACCATGATTAGAATATGAATTGTAATTCGCATTCCAGTCAAAGGACATGTATGCTATTCTATGTAAAGATGATGAATATGTACCATACCCCTGTGCATATCCCCTACTACTACTTGAACCAAAGTATGATGTATTGGTAACTGTTGCGTTAAATCTAGAAGTAGAGTTAAAGTTACCATAGTATCCAGTATCGTGGTCATAGTAGATTCCCGCTCTTACTTGGTCTCTTACATAGATACCATAAGATTGAGTACTCATTTGGTCTGTACCATTGTGGTATAATGATAACGAACCATTTCTCCGAGCATACAACATCCACTCATTATCAATATCATTGTAGATACCACATTGGTTGTTATCTGCTGACATGAACACATATCTAGCATTGATTGAGTATCCTTCCCAACCACCTTTACCACTACCATGTGTTTGAACAGTACCATAGTTACCATCTACACCACCTTGACCAGCTCTGAATGTTACTTCGTTGTTATCTCTTAATTCTACATAAGAATCCCGTGCTACTCTTACTGCCCATTGTCCATCAGAATCTAAAATACCAATATTATTAGAATCATCTGCGTAGAAATATCCTCTAATGGTACTTTGGAAACCATCTCTAATTCTAATACCATGCGGGTTACCACTTCTTGCGATTGTCCAATATTCTCCAGATGAATAGAAGTGATTTCCAGAACTTTGGTTATATAAACCTTCGTTTTGGTTGTAGTTTCTGAACCAATCATCAGCGTAGAAGTTCCACGCTCTTGCAACGTTCATACGAGATGTACTATCACCATTCCAATAGTAAGATGTATTGTTTCTATCGTAGATGATATTTGGTCTAATATCGTTGAAGTAGGATACATTATCAAAATGACCATAATAAGAAGTGTTATTCCTATCATAGTAGATGTTTGCCCTCATATCGTTGAAGTACGATGTAGAAGCAGGGTCTGCGTAATATCCTGTATTGTTTTGGTCATAGTAACGAGGAGAGTAAGTTACATCATAGTTGTACATCCAACCATCTACTCTCAAGTTCAAGTTACCACTATCCGAACTCATTCTGAATTCATCAGTACCAGTTCCGATAAAGTCAATACCAGTTCTACTATCCCAATGTGTATTAGTTCTGAATCTTACAGTACCACCACCATATGCAGGCATTACAATAGAAGATGCATTATTGAACCACAACCCACTTCCATTATTTACTCTGTTACCAGAAAGTTGTTCGATATTTGGTTCGTTACCATTGATTTCATATACACCAGGTCCCCACCATTTTAATTGTGAGTTAGCATCGGTTGAGTAGTATAAGTAAGTTCTATGAGTTTGGTTTCTCGTACCAGTGTATCTCATTTTGTAATCAGTAGATGTTGCTATCTTCTGACCTGTATCTAATCTCCAAACACCACCCAAACCACTATTTGAAGTTCGAGGGTGATTGTTTGCGTAAACAAATCCAATTGCCAAACACCAAACTCCTTGTGGGAGTGAACCGATACCAAATGCGTGGAAGTATGGGTTACCATTTGCCGAACCACTCATATTAAGTGTTTCACCACCACTACAACCAAAGTAGTAAGTACCTGAAGTTTGTGAAGATTCTCTCTTCACATATGTTACCCACATATATGATTTGTTACCATCTAAGTTTGATACAGTTTTGTTCCAACCACCATCAGAGTTAGAACCAGCATCATTACCTAATGCTCTCCAAACAATAGCTGGTCTACCCCAAGGGTCATAATCTTGTATGATTGAGTTTTCATATGATGCTCCATTGTTTGAGAATGTTCCACCCAATGCAGCTGCACCATTACCAGTTCCACTTACTACCCAATCTTCAGCGGTTGCTAAGTTAGTAAATGTACCAACGTGGTGGTTACGAGAGTTAATTGCTTTCTGTCCACCTACTCTTAGGTTGTAAGTAACTTCAACATCTTGAGAACTTCTACCAACTGAGAATAACATTGTTGATAAATCTTCATTGTTGTACATTCTGATACCACCATAACCAGGTTGTGCACCCATACGGATACCAGTATGCCATCTTAAATCTAATTTAGAGTAATTACCACCATAGTTTTCTCTATTTGTACCAATGTAGTAGTTACCATCTGCATCAGAGTTACCACCACCAAAATGTAATCTCGTAGATGATACTGAGTTATATGCGTTGTAATCAAATCTACCACCAATAACAACTCTATTGATAAATTCAGCTGCGTACATACGAGAAGTAGAACCACCATGCCAATAATATCCAGTACTTCCTCTATCATAAAGAATGTTTACTCTAACATCGTTCATATACGATGTAGAAGCAAAATCACCATAATAAGAACCATTGTTTCTATCATAGAATCTATCAGCGTAGTGATATCCAACAGTCTCTCCACCATTTGACCGAGTCTTTATCTTCTCAGAACCATCATAGTACATTGATGTTTGTACATTGGTTGTTCTAACTGCCCATTGTCCATCTCTATTTAATAGACCGAAGTTAGCACCAGCCCCATCTGAATAAACATATCCAGCTCTTGTACCACCACCAGTATAGAATTTGATACCACCAGTATTTGCATCACCAAACTTATAGTTTAGGTAAGAATCATTACCTTCATCATAAAATCTAACATTTGCGTTAAAGTGTAATTGGTTTACATAGTTGATATCATAGTTGTTCATATGGAAATGACGATACCAATAAACATATCCATTGTTATTGGTAATGTATCTCATCATTAAGGTATCTGAGTTTGCATTTCTCATATACCAAGAGAAAGTGTATCCACTATCCCAATACCAATGTGCACCATATGAAATAGCATGATAACCACCCTCACCAAAGTATAAGTGAGAATCACCACTATCAGTAGCACCCACATATAACATATCGTTGATGTGAGTTCTATCATCGTTACCATTACCTATTCGGTTTCGGTTACCATTTACATATAAGTTGTTTTGTACAGTAGTTGTACCATTATTTACTTCAAATCTTTCACCACCACCAGTTACAACTCTCCATTGGTCTGCTGCGTGGAATTGGATATAAGTGTTAGTATCTCCATCGTGGTAAATCCGGTCATTTAAGAAGATATCTTCTACATCGTAGATTCTACCATTATCCATATATAAATCAGTACGGATAATAACCGAACCATTTACATCTAATCGTTGTGAAGCAGTTGTGTGTCCAATACCCACATTACCACCACTTGCACCATTGATGTAGGTGTTTTGACCTGAACTATATTGTAGTTGTAATGGCCTTGCTGGCGAATAAACTTGGTCGTAGTTAATCCTTAAACCATTTGTAATACCAGAAGTATTAAACTCAACCCAATCTAATCGAGATGAAGAACCTTGGAATCTAAGGATATCTGCCGGTCCATCATATTCAATTTTAGGTCCACCATATCCATATTGATGGAATTGAATTTGGGGTTTACGAGAGTTTGTACCTGTATTACCACTTTGAATCTGAATTGCAGTTGATGCTACAATGGATGGTTTATGAAATTGTCCACTATCACCAACCCAGTTAGCAGTACCATCATTGTAGTAAGATGAGTAATCGTTAGCGTAGTAATCATATTCATCAGTATATCCACCTTTTGCAAATATCTGTCCATCAACTGCTAATAGTGAAGCCGCCCGAGCATTACCACTATGCCATTTACCTAATCTCCAACCACTATTTTCATCGTTATTGTTTGATACCGCAAATGTAATACCTCTATCGTAACTAGCATCAGAATACATAGTTGTAATAAGTAAATCATGTGCTCTAGAGGCATCTGCTGCTAAACCTGATGCTTGTGATTTTGTATTTGCTGTACCAGTAAACCAAGTACCATTACCAGCACCAATCCAGAACATTTGATGTCCTTGAAAGTGTAAGTTTGTTTGTGCATTCTGTCCAACTGAATCCCAACTTGATGAAGTACCTAAAATGTGATATTTTCCATCGAAATCTAAAGTACCACTACCATATGCATTTCCACTAATAGTAACACCATCACTTCTAGTTTCAAATTTCATTGAACCATTATGGTATAACTCAACTTCAGCGTTTCTTCTGAAGATTGCCATCCACTCATTATCTACATCATTGTAGATACCAGCAGTACTACTATGGTCAGACATGAATACATATCTACCATTAATTGAGTATCCACCCCAACCACTTCTAGTTGTTCTAGTTTCAACTGTACCATAGTTACCACTTACAGTATCTCTACCAATTCTAAATTCTTCAGTTGTACCATCGGTATAGAACTGAGTACCATAATCATTTTGGTGTCTGATTGCCCAACTTCCACCAGTATCTAAAATACCAATTTGATTAGAACTATTTGCGTAGAAAGAACCTCTTTCGGTACTTCCATTAGTTTTCATTCTAATTCTTATAGAAGATGCTGAATCTCTAGCAGTCCAAGATGCATCTGCATCTGAAACCCAATGTGCTCCAGTTGCTTGGTTATATAAACCTTCACCACTTTGGTTGTTTCTAAACCAACCATTGTTATAAATTTCGTTAAATGTTACACTATCCGTTGTACGAACATATTGGTTCATATTTGCAGCGTATGGATAGTTTGTAGAATCTAAGATTCTTCTCCAACCAGAATAGTTATCGTTATTCCATTGAGTTTTGTATGCTAAATCACCAGTATGTGCTGCGTATAATTGGAATGAATGGTTTGCACCTCTATAACTTATAACACCACCATATGTGTAAACTCCAGTTGGGTGATTTGAGAATCCAGAAGCCAAATTATTGACCTGAATATAGTTCATTTCACCAGCGGAATTTGTCCAATCTTGGAAGTTACCACCACTTACCGAACCACCATATGTGAATATATTGTATGCCCCTACTGAAGTACTTTGTCTATAAAAGTTAGTAGCGTATAAATCTCCAACATTTTGATTTACACCATAAATCGGAGATACTCTCATTGTTACCGTTACCTTCTTAGAAGAAGATGGTTCGGTTGAGTTTGTTATAGATGTTACTCTATTTCTATCATCACCACCAGCATCTCTTACATGAACTGCGAATGAATTCCAATAAGATACTCTTGGCCACCAGAATGCAAGTGTTCCACCATTATCAAACACTTTCATTGTAGTAAATCCAGATTTACCTAAATGTAAACCTGAATGATTAATGATAGTATTGTTGTATAGGTAACCTTGTACTATAAAATCAAATGGTGAATCAGAAGAATAACTTTTACCAGTTGCTTCTAATACAAACGATGCCCCATTTTGAGTATTTGAAGTAATATCAGTTTGTACTAATGTTCCAGATGTAAAATCAGAACCTGAATGTTTTCTTGTAGTAACATAGTTTCCATTCAATAAAAGATTATTACCAGCGATAGTTACAGCACTGTTATTAACTTCTAATCTTTCTGTACCACCAGTTACAACTCTCCATTGGTCTGCTGCGTGGAATTGAATATAAGTATTTGAATCTCCTTCATGAATGATTTGGTCTACACCAACTATATCATTATTGTTCATATCAAGGGTTCCACCTGATATACTAAATCCATTACTTACATAACTTCTTTCCCAAGATGAAATTAATGCTCTTACTGTACCATCATTTCTTCTCAATCTCATATCAGGGTAACCATTACTACCTACCCAGAATCCAGATGAGTTGTCATTACCAACACCTTGTGTTACAAATATAAATGACCATGTACTATTTCTTACTTCTCTAAGAGAAATAGCGTTATCATTTATATTATTTAAATCCATATCAATAGCATGGCTATTGATTACTAAATTAGTAGCTAATGTGGTGTTACTATTGTTTACTTCTAATCGTTCACCACCACCAGTTACAACTCTCCATTGGTCTCCAGAGTGGAATTGCATGTAAGTATTCGTATCACCTTGGCTGTAAATAGCGTTATCTAAATAAATGTTTTCAACAGTATTTAAATTACCATTTCCTAAATTTAATCCAGCAAATGTTGGTGAATCCGTTGTACGAACATCTTGATTCATTCTGAACGCATATGGAATATTTCCATCATGTCCTATTGTTCTCCAATTTTGATATGTTCCAGCTTGCAATCTTCTAAATCTGAAATCATCTGAGAAGAAACTAATTGCTAATGTTGCACTATAATAAGTTGATGCGTTACCATGTCCTAATCTCATCCCATACCACCAATTGGTATCAGGATTAAGAGTTGAGTTATTGAGTGCGTTCCAATATTGGAAACTATCTGATTCAGTACCAGTATTTGATGATAATCTTGTTGCTGCATCAATAGAACCATTTATAGTACCACTTACAGTCAATCCATTTAAGTTCGAAGTTCCTGCAGGATTTACATAATAATTATCATCATTCGAATCATAGTAAATTGGTGCATACATTGCTACACCAGCATCAACTATCTTAGCTGCATCAATCGAACCTAAATAAAGAATCGAACTTGCTGCGTTCTTATCACCATAGAAAGTGAATGTACCACCATGACTCTGTCCTCTGAATGATGGATTACCATCACCAACATTGATATAAACATCAGCACCACTACCATCAAAGTATCCGAAGTTTGTAGTGTTTACATTCGTAGAATTTACTCTTGAGAAGGTTACAGTATCTGAAGTACGAACATTTTGATTCATTGCGTACAACTCATTATCACCCTGTCCAGTATTTAATGCAGTTGTATTTACAACACCACTAAATGTTGCTTCACCTGATTTGTTAATTGTTAATAATGATTGAGCTGAGTATTCAGATTGTCCACCAGATGCTTGATATCCAATTTGGTAATTTGCGAAACCACCACTATATCTTAAACCAGCAAACCATTCTTGTCCACTATAAGATACATCAGTAAAGAAAGTACCAATTGCTCTACCTTCATAACCACTCATATTGATTACAGCAGTTGCTGCAGGTGAACCAGCAGTATTAGTTGCTATAATATTTAGAGAAGTTCCAGTGTTTCCACTATCACCAACTGTTAAATTATCAAATGTAGGTGAATCAGTTGTACGAACATTCTGATTCATATTATAAGCATATGGTTGAGATACACTATCTAATATTTGTCTCCAACTTCCCCAAGTAGTGTTACCAGTACCCATTCTACTCCATAATCTACCATTTGCAGTATATGCAATCTGAATTGGATATCCACCACTTAAATCAGTACCACCACCATAACTTCTCCAAGTCATTTGGCCGTTGTAAGAACCACCATCACTTAATCCATTGGTTGCGTTACTTTTGAAATCAAAGTAAACACCGTTTTGACGAGATGAAGGAGTATCATTTGTAGAACGAGTATCATTTGAATCTACCGCTTCTGCTCTATCAGCAGTTCCGGTTAAATTACCAACAAATGATGCATTTACCTGATTAAATGTTACATTATCAGAGGTACGAACATTTTGGTTCATTAGGTAAACCTCAGTAGCACCCTGCCCAGTATCAATAGTACCACCAATCGTTACATTACCAGACATAGTCCAATTACCAGATGAATCCGTATAGTCATCATCGGTTACAAATCGTAATCTATCTGGATTAGTACCTTCATCCATTCGAATCATTTGCCTACCACCAGCTACCAACTGAAGGTCATCTCCACCTACGAACCGAATGTATGTATTTGTATCACCACCATGTCTAATATAAGAATCTACATCTAAAATTGGTGTCCTTAACCGAGTTTCAGCGTACCAATTATCTTCTGATTCATCCCAATAAAAACTTCTAGTATCCGAATCACCTCTTAAAACTTCAATACCAGCATCTTCAGAAGGAGTACCTGATGTAAAGTTTGAATTAAGAGTTATAATATTATCTGCTAACTGAATGGTTTCGGTATTCACAATTGTTTGAGTACCTGTTACATTCAGATTACCTGTTATGTTTAGGGTTGTACCATCAAAAGTAAGGTTTGATTCAACAGTTGCGTTTGGTGCTGAACCATTTAGTGTGATTAAGCCATTATCGGTGTTACCAGTTAAGGATAGAGCTCCACTTGAACCAGCAGAACCACTTGAACCACCACTACCAGAAGTACCCGATGAACCTGATGAACCTGAAGAACCAGCACTTCCACTTGTTCCAGCACTTCCACTTGTTCCTGCGCTTCCAGAACTACCAGATGAACCTGCCGTTCCCGCAGTACCTGATGTACCACCACTACCAGCGGTTGCTGATGTACCACCAGAACCACTTGTTCCACCACTTCCAGAAGTACCTGATGTACCTCCACTACCTGATGTACCATCTGAACCAGAAGTACCTTGTTCACCACTTGTACCTGATGAACCTCCACTACCTGATGTACCTGAAGAACCACCAGTTCCTGCAGTACCCGATGTACCACCACTACCAGCAGTACCACCAGAACCAGAAGATGCTGAAGTACCTGATGTACCTCCACTTCCAGAAGTACCTGATGTACCTCCACTACCAGAAGAACCAGCTGAACCACCAGTACCAGATGATGCTGAAGTACCTGATGTACCTCCACTACCTGATGAACCAGATGTTCCGTCATCTCCGTCATCTCCATCATTACCAGAAGTTCCACCTGAACCACTTGTTCCAGATGTACCTCCACTTCCAGAAGTACCAGATGAACCACCTGCACCAGTTATACCACTCGAACCAGTTGAACCACTTGTTCCACCACTTCCACTTGTTCCACTTGTTCCAGAAGAACCAGTTGTACCAGATGAACCTGTTGTACCTCCACTACCAGATGTACCAGCTGAACCTGTTGTACCTCCACTACCAGAACTTCCTCCACTACCTGATGTTCCACTTGAACCACCCGTACCAGAGGAACCACCACTACCAGCGGTAGCTGATGTACCTGCTGTACCCGTTGAACCACCAGAACCACTTGTTCCACTACTTCCACCACTTCCGCTTGTTCCACTACTTCCACCACTTCCGCTTGTACCAGATGAACCTCCACTACCAGCAGATGCAGATGAACCAGATGTTCCTCCACTACCTGATGTACCGCTTGTTCCTCCACTACCACTACTTCCGCTTGAACCAGTTGTACCTGAAGAACCACTTGTTCCACTTGAACCAGCAGTACCATCCGTACCATCATCACCAGAAGTACCACCAGAACCAGATGTACCAGCTGAACCTACTGAACCAGATGTACCAGCTGAACCACCAGTACCACTAGTACCACCAGAACCAGATGTACCATCATCACCAGATGTACCAGCAGAACCCGATGTACCTGCACTACCCTTTGTACCAGATGAACCTCCACTACCAGCAGTTCCAGAACTTCCTCCAGAACCAGATGTTCCAGATGAACCCCCACTACCAGATGTACCAGATGAACCTCCACTACCAGATGTACCAGATGAACCTCCACTTCCACTTGTTCCACTTGAACCAGACGAACCTCCACTTCCACTTGTTCCACTTGAGCCTCCAGAACCAGATGTTCCACTTGAACCACCAGAACCAGATGTTCCGCTTGAACCACCAGAACCACTTGTACCAGATGAACCTCCACTACCAGAAGTACCTGAAGAACCAGATGAACCAGATGTACCTGATGTACCAGAAGATGATGCGTTAAACTTTCTTTGGAATGTACCTGTTGTTGTATCGAAAACTACCACTTCGTTAGATGTACCAGCTGGTAAATCATCCGCAGTTAAGTTTCCACTAAAATCTATATTACCATCAACACTTAAATCACCCTTTACACCAACCGAACCAGTTAATTCTTGCTTATCTGATGCAGAATCACCAAATTTGTTTGAACCAGTAGCATAAACTACTGAAGATGATAAGTATGTTGTATGAAGTTCGGTAGAAGTAATTCTACCAGCTACTGTTAAATCATTACCAACAGTTAAATCAGTTCCAATGTTAGCTGATTTATCTATTGTTAAACTATCGTTACTCCTTATAGAACCACTTACATCTAATGTACCACTTACTTCAGTATTTACATTTATTTCAAGTCCTAAGTTTGGAGATATTACAGCTTCAGCTGAACCTGATTTTAATCTATCAATATCACCAATGGAGTCCGCATTAATGTTTGTGATTCCACTACCATCACCACTAATTACTCCACCAACTGTTAAAGATTCGGATACATTTAATGCACCACTAATAGATGTATCTACATTTACTTTTAATCCTTTATCGGGTGAGATTACTGCTGATGATGAACCACTTATTATTTTAGAAGCGGCATCTGCTGAAAGAGCCTCAGTAGGTATATCATATAAACCAACACCACTACCTGTAAATTGAGAAGCAGAAACACTACCCTCAACATTAAGGTTGTTTATAATATCAACTGATTGAGTTGATATAGTTGCCTGCCTTACCCCGTTTACATCAACAGAGAGTAAAGATTGACTGATTTGATTTATACCATTTGGGTCTATACCTTTATAGCTCATACATTATTACTTTATGTAATTTCTAATACTGATACCACAACATCTGCTGATGAATTCACCGAAGATGTTACAGTTATTGAATCATTTGCTTCCAATACTACCTTTTGGTCCCCACCAACTAAAATTGTTGAAGAACCTTGTGGAATCACAGCACCTTTTAATAAATATTTAGTTACTCCAGCAGAGTCATCAGTTAATTGAACATCAACATTAATATTTTGTGATACTATATTTGCCACATTTACACCAATCACAGTTGCAGATGTTGCAGCAGGACAGGTATAAGCTGATAAACCACTGGTTCCAGCGGGTCCTTTAATACTATTTTTAAACGTATTTGCCATATTTTATCTTTTTATCCTAATGCAATTGCAAATGCTATTGCTGAATCTAAAACATTTACACCATCAACATTGAACGAATCATTAGGTCCAACGTTAACAGAACCACTAACTTGAATGGATTGAGAAACAATTACAGATGTACCTGATGTGTTTTCTTCACCTATTGTGATTGTATCCTTTACAATCAATCTATCGAATTCAGCTTCAGTTACCGAAATATCACCAGTAAAAGAACCAGTAAAGCTACCAGTAAACGAACCACTTAAATCAGCGTATGCTGATAATGATTGTTCTATCGAACCTGAAAAAATCGGCGAATCTATTCTCATTTATCTATCCATTGGTTATAGGTATAAATATAACTAATTTTCATTTACTATTATGGCTTTGTTGGCCAAGTTACTTCAAATGGATTAGATTGAGTTGTAATATCTCTTAATGATTGTCTGTATGATTGCCATAAGGCTAATTTAGAACCACTAATTGGAGTATCATTCATTTGTGTCCAATCACATTCACTTAGTAAATTATTTCTTGTTTCTCTAATTTCTGTCCATTTTTCTTCTTTCCTTTGCAAAATCTCTTCAGAAGAAGCTGAGGAGGTTATCCAATTCTGAATATAGACAGAACCACTTTGAATTGGTGTACCTTCGATATAATTTTTTTCATAATCAGAATCTATATCAACAGAAACTGAAACAACTGGGTATGTATGGAAAGATGCCAATACATCATTTGTTAAGTTTTTTGGAAAACTTATATTTGTATTCTCACTCCTTAGATTATCTAAAGTGTAGGGATATGTTATTTCTGAACCACTTACTTTTATATACATAACTTTATATTTTTATTTCCAATTTGCTGGTATTGATGCGTAATTTCCTAATCCAGTTGCATTTCTAAATGCATATAAACCTAATGGTACTGGATTTCTAGTCCAAAGTTCGGGTGCATTTCCTGTCAATGAATTAGAAGTTGTTGGCATTCTAAATACTGAGAAAAATGTTGTAACTGATGTATTATTATCAAATAATCCCGTTGGGATTGAACCTAATGATGTACAACTTTTAAATGTTGATGAAAAGTTAGTTACATTTGTATTATTATCAAATAATCCAGATGGTATAGAACTTAGTGAAAAACATTGGTTAAATGTTGAGTTAAATGATAGAGCTTGTGTACAATTATCAAAAAATCCACTTGGGATTGATGAAATAGACATAAACGAAAAACTATCTACGAAAGATGTTACATTAACCATAAAATCCAACAAACCACTTGGTAATGATGTTATACCAGTACGTCTAAAAAAGTTATCTAAATTAAATATAGTACTTAATCCTTCAAAATCAGTAGTTGGTACAGATGTTAAATTAGTACAACCATGAAAGTTTAATGTTCTAAATGAAGTTTCACCCCAAGAAATAACTGCTGTATATAATCCCCTATATAAAGAATTATTATCTACCTTAAAAGAAGGTACAGTTCCATTTAATGAAATATCATAAGTACCAGCTGAAGTAAAAGTGTGTAATTTGTTTACATCAGATGATGCTTGTATTAAATTACTGTTACCATCATCCCAGTCTACTGTAAAATTAGGTGTATTACTACCATAATCAGCAATAGGCAATTCATATGTCTGATTTGCTGATGTTGTTACTATTCTAAATACAAATGATTCCAATTCTCCTCCTGTTACGCTTGTTAATCTTCTTGCTATTCCCATTTTATATAACTATTTGTTAACTCATATTTGCCGCACTTAGGAAGCCATAATAAGTTGTTCCCGTATCATAAGTATAGAATACTAAGATATCTTTACCAGAAGTAGTTAGGGTTGGTGCGTTACCATTTGCCCATAATACTCCAGTTGGCCAAGTTATTGTATGTGCTCCACCATTTTCTAATACCAATGTAAATCCAAATGCTTTTGGTGCACCTGGTGGATTATCAAATGTAAATGTTGCGTTATTTGTTACTTCATATTCAAAGTTGTTTGCATCTTCTAAATCTAAAGTTACACTAGCTCCAGAACCAGCATCATAATATTGTTCTTGGAATGTTTTAGCCGTAATAAATCCAGAGCCAGAAATTTGTGTTGATTCTAATGTTAATCCATCAAATATTAAATTAGATTCTACCGTTGCATTTGGTGCTGAACCATTTAGGGTAATTACACCATTATTAGTAGCTCCTTGTAATACTAATAAACCACTTGTACCCGATGTTCCGAATCCACTTGTACCACTCGAACCAGCAGTACCAGTTGCATCAACACCCGAAGTACCAGATGTACCACTACTTCCTTCAGCTGATGTACCTGATGTACCAGCTGAACCATTTGAACCTAATCCAGATGTACCATGTGAACCACTAATACCAGAAGTACCACCAGTACCTGTTGTACCACTTGTTCCATCAACACCACTTGAACCAAAGAATGTACCATCTAAACCACTTGTTCCACTACTTCCACTTGTTCCAGAAGAACCATCAGTACCCGTAGTACCTGATGAACCAGCCGTACCACTACTTCCAAATAATGTTCCATCTAAACCACTTGTACCACTTGTACCAGTTTGACCTGATGAACCAGATGTACCAACCGTACCATCTCTACCAGATGTACCACTACTTCCTTCAGCTGATGTACCTGATGTACCATCAGTACCTAATCCAGAAGTACCAGAAGTTCCAGCACCAGATGTACCCGATGTACCAGCTTCTCCACTTGAACCAGAAGTACCATCACTACCAAAGTTAGTTCCATCAATACCACTTGAACCTGATGTTCCATCTATACCAGATGTACCTGCTCCAGAAGTACCAGATGTACCTGTTGTTCCACTTGTTCCACTTGAACCAAAGAAAGTTCCATCTAAACCAGAACTACCAGATGTACCTGATTGACCAGATGTACCGGCCGAACCAGATGTTCCAGTTGTACCAGAAGAACCACTTGTTCCAGCAGAACCAAAGTTCGTTCCATCTAAACCAGAAGAACCCGAAGTACCAGTTGTACCCGATGTACCACTCGTACCAGCTCCAGATGTACCAGCAGTACCCGAAGAACCGAAGAAGGTTCCATCTAAACCACTTGTACCCGATGAACCTAATCCACTTGTACCTGATGTTCCAGTTATACCAGAAGAACCACTCGTTCCAGTTGTACCACTACTTCCAAAGAATGTACCATCAACACCACTTGAACCACTTGTACCATCAACACCATCAGCACCAGAAGAACCTGAAGTACCTGCTCCGCTTGTACCAGAACTACCAGCAGTACCTGAAGAACCGAAGAATGTACCATCTAAACCACTTGTACCAGATGTACCATTTGTTCCAGAGGAACCATCAGTACCTGATGTACCACCACTACCAGATGTTCCAGCTCCAGAAGTACCACTTGAACCTGAAGTTCCTTCAGCTGATGTACCACTTGAACCCGTTGTACCACTACTACCACTTGTACCAGCTGAACCATCAGTACCAGCTCCACTTGTACCAGCCGTACCAGAAGAACCTCCACTACCAGCGGTTCCAGTTGTACCACTACTTCCAAAGAATGTACCATCTAATCCAGATGTTCCAGAAGAACCACTTGTACCAGCTGAACCATCAGTACCTGCTCCGCTTGTACCAGAAGAACCAGCCGTTCCACTACTTCCGAAGAATGTACCATCTAAACCACTTGTACCGCTTGAGCCAGAAGTACCCGAAGAACCACCTGAACCACTACTACCAGTAGCACCATCTATACCAGATGAACCACTGCTTCCACTTGTTCCATTTGTACCCGATGTACCACTACTTCCTTCAGCAGATGTACCACTTGAACCAGCACTACCACTACTTCCACTTGTTCCAGAAGAACCAGATGTACCATTAGTACCAGATGTACCAGCTGAACCAGAAGTACCTTCAGCAGATGTACCACTTGAACCAGCGGTTCCACTTGTAGCGCTTGTTCCACTACTTCCACTTGTTCCACTTGTTCCAGATGTACCACTACTTCCTTCAGCGGATGTACCACTACTTCCACTTGTTCCAGCTGAACCCGATGTTCCATCAGTACCACTTGTTCCCGCTGAACCTGAAGTTCCACTACTTCCACTTGTTCCAGATGAACCAGTTGAACCAGATGTACCAGCTGAACCTGAAGTTCCATCGGAACCAGAAGTACCACTACTTCCATCAGTACCAGATGTACCCGAAGAACCACTTTCTCCACTTGTACCTGATGTACCAGCTGAACCAGTTGAACCTGAAGTACCTGAAGTTCCAGACGTACCATCTGAACCAGATGTTCCAGATGTACCATCCGAACCAGACGTTCCACTTGAACCACTTGAACCAGTTGTACCCGATGAACCACTACTACCACTTGTACCAGCAGTTCCATCTAATCCACTTGTACCAGACGTACCATCAGAACCAGATGAACCTGAAGTTCCAGAAGTACCAAATGAACCAGTTGTACCAGCTGAACCAGTTGTTCCACTACTACCACTACTACCACTTGAACCAGCTGAACCAGAAGAACCTTGTTCTCCACTTGTTCCACTACTACCACTTGTACCAGCAGAACCTGAAGTTCCTTGTGCTCCACTACTACCACTACTACCACTTGTACCAGATGAACCAGCTGAACCAGCCGAACCAGTTGAACCATCTGAGCCCGATGTACCTGATGTACCACTACTTCCAGAAGTTCCACTTGTTCCAGAAGTTCCACTTGTTCCGCTTGTTCCAGAAGTTGATGAAGAACCAGATGAACCTGATGTACCATCAGTACCAGATGTTCCAGAAGTTCCATCTGAACCTGTTGTACCAGAAGAACCAGTTGAACCAGAAGAACCCGAAGTTCCAGATGTTGAAGAAGTACCACTACTTCCAGATGTACCATTTGTTCCAGAAGAACCTGATGTACCATCAGTACCTATACCACTTGTACCAGCTGAACCTGTCGAACCACTACTACCACTACTACCACTACTACCACTACTTCCGCTTGAACCAGAAGTTCCACTTGAACCAGAAGTACCAGTTGAACCAGTCGTACCACTACTACCAGTAGAACCACTACTACCACTTGAACCACTTGTACCAGCAGAACCTGAAGTACCAGATGAACCAGAAGTACCCGTTGTTCCAGATGTACCAGCAGAACCAGAAGTACCCGAAGTACCCCCAGTACCAGTAGAACCATCAGTTCCGCTTGTTCCCGAAGTACCCGATGAACCAGAAGAACCAGAAGTACCAGTTGAACCAGTTGTACCTGATGAACCAGCAGTACCAGTTGAACCAGCTGAACCAGTAGAACCATCAGTACCAGATGTTCCAGAAGTTCCAGTGTTACCTGATGAACCAGATGTACCGAATGAACCTGTTGTACCTGATGAACCAGTTGTTCCAGAAGTACCAGATGTACCAGCTGAACCAGTAGAACCATCAGTACCAGATGTACCCGAAGTTCCACTTGTACCACTTGTACCAGAAGTTGCAGATGTACCAGAAGTACCAGCTGAACCATTCTTATCAACAATGTTTATAGTTCCAATCATTGAACCATGTACAGCACATTGATAAACTATACTATCAGGTGCATTTTCAGGAACTCTATATTTTATTAGTGTTGATGTATTTGAAACACCATTTGTTGGGTCATTATTTGTTGTACCCGGAACTGCATCTGTATCACCATCAGTTAATCTTAATGCAAATGGATGTGTTCCACTTACATTACTTACATCAAAATAAAATAGTTCTCCTCTAACAACAGTTATTGTTGGGAAATCACCACTAATTCCATTAAAATTGTAAATAAACCCATTGCTGGTAACAATGAACATTCCACCACCTTCAATACCAGATGTTCCACTACTTCCACTCGAACCAGATGTTCCACTTGTTCCAGATGTACCAGCAGTACCAGTTGAACCAGAAGTACCACTACTTCCACTCGAACCAGATGAACCAGATGAACCAGACGTTCCCTCAGAACCAGTTGTACCACTACTACCAGTAGTACCACTAGTACCACTCGAACCAGATGAACCACTTGTTCCTGATGAACCTGAAGTACCATCCGAACCTGAGGTTCCAGAAGAACCAGAGGTTCCTGCTGAACCAGTTGTACCAGCAGAACCAGTTGTACCAGAACTACCTGAAGTTCCATCAGTACCTGATGTTCCAGAAGTACCATCTATACCAGATGTACCAGAAGAACCAGTTGTACCTGATGAACCAGTTGTTCCAGCAGTACCAGATGTACCAGCCGTACCAGTTGTTCCAGATGTACCTGCTACTTCAGCAATACTTTTAGTTTGTAATTTTTTATTAGATGTATTATAAATTACTAAATCATTCGAGGTACCTGTTTCTAATTCTAAGAATACACTACCAGTTACAAATAAACTTCCAGTTACATTTAAACTACCACTTAATTCAGCTTTACCATCGAATGGGAATCCATCACCAGTAGAGTTACTTAATACTTCTACTAATACCCCATCCGAACCAGAAGGTGTTACACTAACACCAGAACCAGTAAAGTTCATATTTCCTACTAATCCATTTACTACTGAACCAGTTTCAAATATGTATAAATCAGTTCCACCACCACCAGCACCAGCGTTTAATGCGTATGAAGCAGTTACAGCAAAATGTGAGAAAGATGATGTAGCCACACTCATTGAAGAGGTTTGGCTATTTTGTATGTATTCACTTAAATCAACACTAACTTCAGCATTTTCAGCGTAAGATGCTGTAATTGCGAATGAAGAAGAAAGAACGGTCATTGATGCCGTTTGTTCGTTTCTTACAAAGTTTTCTAAATCTTGTAGTGCAGCTAATGATGCTGAATCTAATCCTGCTACCGAAGATGCCGTTCCAGCAGTTTCAGCAAATATAGCATATGATGCCGAATCAACTGTACCTATTACGTTATCTCCACTAATTGCTCCACTAATCTTAGAACCACCACTACCAACAACAATTTGTCCACTTGTTAATCCACTAAATTTAACTTTAACAGTATTATTATCAATTGATTCAATAGCTAAAGGAATAATCATTCCATTTGAACCAGTTTCATAAACTTGTACGATTGGGTATGCTACATCAAAGTTGTGAACAATTGTTACTTCAGTTACATTTGAGAATGGTTCGGTTGTAGTTGGAGTTGATTCAGGTACAGGTACAAATTTATTAGCATCCTCATCAAAGATTAGAATATCTCTATCTTCAGCATCACCCTCTCCTCTATAAGGTCCTTCAAATGAACCAGAGAATAATCCTCCTCTAAATATACTTGCAGTAATATCAGTTGTAATGATATTATTTTCTACTGTCAAATCACCTTCAATCGATGCAGATGTGTTTACAACAAAACCTTGAACAGGAGATACCGATGCAGTTACCGAACCAGAAGTAATTCTTGTCTGGTCTAAATCAAAGATTGCATCAGCTGGAATATCAAATAAATCTCTACCACTACCACTAAATGATGAACCACTAATTAGTGATATCGCTCCACTTACAAATAATGAACCAGTTAATTGTGAACCACTCTCAGGTGCAAATACTACAAATCCTTTGTTATCACTTACTTGTGCGAATGTTGAACCAGAAGTAATTAAACTCAACTCTAAATCTGTCAACGATTCCGCTGGGATGTTAAATAACCCACTACCATCACCATCAAATCTAGATGCTGTTAGTGGTACATTTACTAATAATTTATTAGGGTCAATTACAGCTTCACCAGAACCAGATACAATTTTATCTAATTCTAAGTCTTGAAGTGCTTCCGCTGGGATATTGAATAATCCACCACCATCACCTTCGAAGAATGATGCCGATATTGATTCTGAAATAAATACTGAACCACTAAATTCTGATTTTACTGAACCAGTAGATGATAATTGGAATAATCCAGATTCATCAACCGATGCGGTTACCGAACCAGTAGCAATTCTATCAGCATCAAATGCTAAGTTAGCAATTGATATATTTGTTAAACCACTACCATCACCACTAATTACTCCACCAACATTTAATGATTGTGAAATTTCTACTGAACCACTAAATTCTGATTTTACACCACCAGCCGTATCTTCAACAATAAATCTTCCATCTTCTTTGGTAGATGCGGTTACAGAACCAGTTACAATTTGGTTTACATCAAATGCTAAGTTAGCAAGTGAAATATTTGTAAGACCAGAACCATCACCAGTAATAACTCCACCAAAATCAATTGATTCAGATACTTTTAATGAACCACTTAATTCAGTTGTTACTGAAGATGTTGATTCTACTCTAAAGAAACCATCATTAGTAACCGATGCCGTTACTGAACCTGTTACTAATCTATTTACATCAAATGATAGGTTTGCTAATGAGATATTAGTTAACTGAGAACCATCACCTTGAAATGAACCACTAAATGAACCACTAAGTTCTAAATCTTCTCTTGTATTTTCCCATCTCTGAGAACCACTCTGCCAAACTAATAAATCACCATCATTTGATTTAATTGAACCACTATCAACTAATATAGCATCATTTGTAGTAATTTCTACATCATGTAAATCATATAGATGGTCTCCTAAATGGGGTCTAACTAATAAGGTTACATTCACACCATTTACTGCAGTTACAGCAGCTATTGTAGATTTTAAGTTTGGAGCTACTGGTGTTACGTTTGTTAAACCACCTGGTCTTAATGGGTCTCCATAAAGTATATCACCTTCAGACCAAGTTTGTGAACTATCTTTTAAGTTGGCATTTTGTAATGTAGTTGTATTTATATCTCTAACATACCCAAACCAAGTTGCAAATCCTTCGTTGTTATTTGGTATGGTTTCGGTGATAATACCTACTAAGTAATTTTCTGCATAACTTCCAGAAGTTTCTGCCTTTACAACCCTTAATCGATTACCTTGTGCAGGTTGAGTAGGGTCTATCATTACCAATGTACCATTTAGTAAATCTCCCCCATCTTTATTTATAACAGGTGGATAATAAAGTTCTTGTCCTATTTGTTGGGTAGCTAATCCACCCTTCATTCCTAAATCAAGAGTACCATCGGTTTCATTCCATTTTAATCTACCAGGTATACTTGGATTATCTTCATCAAAATTAATGAAATCTAAATAAGATGCGGTAATTGATGATGCAGTAATATGATTTGCTACTAATTTTTCAGTAGTTGTTGTATCAGTAACGTTTAAATCATTTGTTACATTTGCATCTAATGTAGTAATTGTTTGAGTTACTTTTAAATCAGCTTCAACTCTTACATTATCTTTTAAATCAGTTCTACCATCAAATACAATATTTGCATTAGATGGTTCTTCACTATAAACTTTTGCAATACCACCCATTCCAGTGTGGTTGATACAATAGTAATAAAGTGTAGTTGGAGTATCTGATGTAACATCAATTATTACTCTTGAACCACTATTTCCAGCAGCAATACTTCCAGTATCAACGCTACCAGTATATACCGAACCACCATTGTGAGTACCATCTAATGTAGTTGAAAATCTTAAATCATGCGTATCGTTGGAACTACCACTTTGCCAAATAGTATATGTTGAACCAACTAAAAATTCTAATTTTGGTTGTTGTTCATCATCAATAAAGTATTTGTTACCACCATCAGCTGATTGTACTTCTACAACTAATGTGGTATCATCTACAAATGGTTCATAAGATGCCGATACTAAAAATGCTCCAGAAGCTTGAGTTTCACCATCTATAAATAACCCACCAGTAATGGCTGCTATTGAATTTACTTCAAATCCTTTATTTGGAGAAACTGATGCGGTTACAGAACCACTTGCTATAAATGAACGAGGAAGTACATCTTCAGCGAGTGCTGAAAGTGGAATATTAAATAAATCTCTACCACTACCACTAAATGAACCACTAAAGTCTCCTAAGAATTTACTAGCACTTATTTCATTAGCTGTTATAGTGTTAGATACATCTAAATTACCAGTTACAAATGTACTACCTGTTATATTTAGATTACCAACTACCTCAGTATCACCAATTAAATCAATTTGTCCGTATAGTGGTATTTCATCAACTATATTAAATTCACCACCCATTGCAAGGTGATTTTCACAATTATAATAAAGTGTATCAGGAGCTGAACCAGAAACTACCCATGTGATTGTATCATTATCAACACCATTATTTGTTATTACACTACCACTATATTCAAATCCAGTTCCATCAGAATTTTGAGTTTTTATGTAGAATGGGTGTGCTGGTGCATTTACGTTAAATGTGTAAGTTAGTCCTCTTACAATTGTAATAGTTGGATTATCACCATCTACTCCACTAAATCTATATGAATTAGCACCATCATTGGTAATAGTAAATGAAGTATTCAACGAACCAGTATCAACAAATCCGTTTGATGATGATACTATGAAACTACCTGTTATTCTTACATCATCCTCTAAGTTAGTTGTTGTATTGACTACAAACCCTAAGTTGGGTGAAATGGATGCAGTAGCAGAACCACTAGCTATTCTCTTAGCTTCCTCAGCGAACTCAGCCGCAGGTAAGTTGGTTAATTGAGAACCATCACCCACAAAGAATGATGCCGATACCGTACCTTCACTTGCAGTAATATCAGTACCAACTTTAAATCCTTCATTTACATCTAAACTTCCACTAATTCTAACTGAACCAGTTAATTCAGAACCACTCTCCGATGATTCTACAAAAAATCCTCTATCAGGTGATACAGATGCACTTACACTACCACTTGCAATTCTAAATGCCTCTTCAGTAAGTGCTGATTGTGGAATGTTAAATAAACCACTACCATCACCAGTTATAACACCATCTACATCTAATGAGTTAGTAACAAATACTGAACCTGTAAATTCTTGTCTATTATCTAAATTATTTCCAAATGTGTTTGAACCAGAAGATGTAATTACAACTGAATCTATAAATGTTACATTTAACTCTCTAGCATTTATAGCTCCACTTACATATAAATCATTATCAATTGTTAAATCACCTTCAATAGAACCAGAAGTATTTACTACAAATCCAAAATTAGGTGAAATAGATGCTGTTACAGAACCACTAGCAATTCTTGGAGAATCTTCTGCTAATGCTGATTGAGGAATATTAAATAATCCAGCACCATCACCTTTAAAAATACCATCATTTATTTGAACATTTCCACTTACGAAAAGTGAACCAGTAAATAACGAACCACTATCTAATGATTCTACTACAAATCCTCTATCTGGGTCAGTTGATGCAGTTACAGAACCACTACCGATTCTTGGTGCATCTCCACTAAGAGATGTAAATGGTATATTATTAAGTTGTGAACCATCACCAGCAAATGAACCAGAAAATGAACCAGTAAATTCTTCTGAAGTGATAATCGTAGCATCTAACTCATCTACATTAATCTTACTAGCAGTTAAATCATTTGAAATTACTACAGAACCAGTTATATCAATACTACTTGTAAATTGAGAACCACTACCAGCATTTACGATAAAGAACTCTCCACTTTCAACCGATGCCGTAGCAGAACCACTAGCAATTATAGGAGATTCTTCAGCTTGTACATTTGTTAATTGAGAACCATCACCAATGAAAAATTTAGAAGTAATTGATTCTGAAACAAATACAGAACCACTAAATTCTGATTTAGTAGTTCCAGTAGAATCTTCTACTCTAAATATGTTACTACCAGATTCAGGCGGTACTACTATCACCGATGCAGTAATAGAACCACTTGTAATATTATTTGTAAGTAATGCATCTTCAGTTAATGCTGAACGAGGGATATCAAATAAATCCCTACCACTACCACTAAATGCACCACTAACTTCATTACCAATAAATCTATCAGCTGTTACATCATCAGCAACTTCGACATCTTTAGCAAATACCGTAGTTGATGCTGAAATACTAGCATCAAATGTTGCAGGTACATTTACTTGTAATCCTAAGTTTGGAGAAACCGATGCCGTTGCTGAACCAGATGCGATTCTTGGTGAATCACCAGAAAGTTGTGCAGCTGGAATATTAAATAATCCACTACCATCACCTTGGAAAAGTGATGCGGTTATTGAAGATGATATAAATACTGAACCACTAATTCTTGTACTATCACCTAATTCAATAAGTGATACTTCAGCTTCACCTGGAGTTTGTTCTGCTTTTACAAATAATCCACCAGTAATTGTTGTGAATGTATTTACATTCATTCCACCATCTGGATTAAGAGAAGCAGTAATTGAACCAGTTGCTATTAAATTTGATAATAATGCATCTGGTGCTAATGCTGAACGAGGAATATCAAATAAACCTTCACCACTACCACTAAACATAGATGCGGATAAACTACCACTTACTCCAAGAGAACCACTTAATTCAGTTCGTATTTCTTTTCTAGTTGTATCTTCTACTCTAAAAATACTTGGTTCATCTGAACCTGATTTGTATAATAATGAAGCCGATACTGAACCACTAGCAATTCTAAATGCTTCTTCTGATAATGCGTTTAATGGTATATTGAATAATCTACTACCATCACCTTCAAATGATGAACTTATAATTCCACTTGCGGTTACATTACCAACAATCTCAGTTTCACCAATTAATGTTTGTTTATCTTCAGCTGAATCACCAAATATATTTGAACCAGATGAATAAACAATCGATGATGAAATAAAGTTTGTATATAATTCGTTTGTTGTAATTCTACCCGTTACAACCAAATCACTATCTATTCTAACATCTTGCTCAAATAATGAAGATGTATTAACTACAAATCCTAAGTTTGGAGAAACGGATGCAGTTGCTGAACCACTTGCAATTCTAAATGCTTCTTCAGTTAATGCTGATTGTGGAATATCAAATAATCCAGCACCACTACCACTAAACATGGATGCTGATACTGGGAATTCAAATGTTGAGAATGTATTAACTACAAATCCTTCATTTGGTGAGATTGATGCGGTTGCTGAACCACTACTAATTTTGTTAATATCAAATGCTAAAGCTGATTCCGGTATATCCGTTAGCCCAGCACCACTACCACTAAATACCGATGCAGAAACTCCACTTTCTACAAACACCGAAGAACTAAATTCTGCTCTATTAGTACCTTCTAATCTAAATCCAAATACTGGGGATACTGATGCCGTTACCGAACCACTAGCTATGAATGATGAAAGTAATGCATCTTCAGTTAATGCACTTCTTGGAATATCAAATAAATCTCTACCACTACCACTAAATACCGAACCTGATGATAGTTTTACATCACCGAAGAATGTTGAACCACTTTCTATCGAAGTTACTACAAATCCATCTTCTGGGTTTGTAGATGCGGTAATTGAACCACTAAATATTAATGAAGTATCTAAATCTACAATAGCAGCTACTGGAATATCAAATAGTTTAGCACCACTACCACTATAAGATGAACCACTTTCTACTCTAACTTCTCCAAAGAATGTTGAACCACTATCAATTGAAGTTACAACAAATCCATCTTCTGCATCAACCGATGCGGTTACTGAACCAGAAGTAATCTTACTTATTTCAAAAGAAAGTGCTGATTCTGGAATATCAAATAAGTTAGCACCACTACCACTAAATGAACCACTAAATTCCCTTGCTTCAATTGATTCGGATACAAATAACGAAGAACTAAATTCTGCCCTATCCGCTCCAAAGAATTTAAACCCACCATCTGGGTCAACTGATGCTGTTGCTGAACCACTAGCAATTCTTGGTGAATCACCAGCTAAGTTTGAAATTGGAATATTAAATAAACCACTACCATCACCAGTGAATATCCCATCTTCTAATGTAACTCCACCACTTACAAATAAAGAACCTGTAAATTGTGAACCACTTTCTAATGATTCTACTTTGAATCCAGTATCAGGCGATACGGATGCAGATACAGAACCACTCTCTAAAGATGTTGCAATTAATGTTTCAGTTGCTAATGCCGATAATGGAATATCGAATAAGTTAGCACCACTACCAGAATAAGATTCACCTTCTGCTAAAGTTATACTACCACTAATTTTAACTGAACCAGTTATTTGTGAACCACTTTCTAATGATTCTACTTTAAAACCAATATTTGGGTCAACAGATGCAGTTACAGAACCTGAAGTAATCCTACTTGTTTCTTGTGCATCTTCGGTAAGAGCTGAACGAGGTATATCAAATAACCCAGCACCACTACCAGAATAAATTCCACCTTCTGCTAAAGTTACACTACCACTAATTTTAAGAGAACCAGTGAACTGTGAACCACTTTCTAATGATTCTACTTTGAATCCAGTATCAGGTGAAACTGATGCTGTTACCGAACCGCTCTCTAATGAAGTTGCTATTAATGTTTCAGTTGCTAAAGCTGATAGAGGGATATTAAATAAATCCGCACCACTACCAGAATAAGTTGCTCCCTCTGCTAAGGTTATACTACCACTAACTTTGATAGAACCAGTTATTTGTGAACCACTATCTTCAGATACAACAACAAATCCGAAATCAGGTGAAACCGATGCGGTTACTGAACCTGATGTAATTTGGTTGGTAACCAATGCATCTTCTGTAAGTGCTGAACGAGGGATATCGAATAACCCAGCACCACTACCACTAAATACCGAAGCGGATACTCCATTCTCTACAAATATAGATGATGAAAATTCTGCTTTATTAGCACCTTCCAATCTGAATCCGAAATCAGGTGAAACCGATGCGGTTACAGAACCAGAAGTGATTCTGCTTGATACTTGTGCATCTTCAGTTAGTGCTGAACGAGGGATATTACTTAATCCCTCACCACTACCACTAAAGAATCCTGCACTATCAAATGGTATTTCAACAACACCTTCGGTTGTTAGGGAACCAGTTATCTCAACTGAACCTGTAAATTCTTGTCTATCGGTTAGCTCATCACCGAATTTGTTTGAACCAGATGAGAAAAATATAGATGATGAAATAAATTCAACTAAAATTTCTCTTGCTATAATTTTATTATCAACAACTAAATCACCAGTAAATCTACCATTACCATCAACAGTCAATCCACCATCAAAAGAACCAGATGTATTAACTAAGAATCCAGTTTGTGGGGAAATTGATGCTGATGCTGAACCTGATATTAATCTACTAGCATCTTCTACTAAAGGTAAATTTGTTAGTTGTGAACCATCACCTTGAAATGAACCACTAAATGAACCACTAAACTCTTCTAATTGAATTTTAGTAACAAATAATCTATTACCAGCATCATCAGAAGCTACTAAAGCAAAAGAACCAGAATCAATACTACCACTTTCAGGAATACCTAAATTTGGCTCGGCTTCTGAAAGAGATAGATACTCATACCTATCCAGAGATACGTCCTGCGGACGAGTTACTTTTACTTTACCACTTAGTAATTGACCCATTTACAACTCTTATTTTATTCGTTAGCAGTTTCTAATATAGATAAAACCACAGTTAAATCAGTAGAACCAGAAAAAACTAGTCCATAATCCTCTTCTAATACTAATTTACCAGCTACAACAGGTGAAAATGAATCTCCTTGAGGTATTGGGAAGTTTGTTACAAACTCTACTGGAGTTTGTATGGCTGTTACCGGGTCCTCAATTGTGTCTGATATTACATTAAATAGTTGATTTATGATATTTGATGAACCACTTTCTGCAATTAAATTAGTGTTTATTGATTGTGTTACGCTAGATTGATATAATCTATCCACATCATTGGAACCTGTTACTGATTCATTTAAAATAATTTGGTTAGCAAGTGTCTTTGTGTACTTTACCGCATCTATTGATGCTGTTATTTGACCTTCTGGAATTAATAAAACCCCATCCTTATCGTAGAAAGATAATGCCGCTTTATTAGTTCTAATAGTACTACCACTATTAATCATATCAAAAGTTACAGCGTTTATAGAAGTTTCTGCATAACCTTCAAATCTTGATGATGAAAATCCAAATGGAATTTCTTGAAGATTATTATTAAATCTAGTATAAGCCGCTACTTCTTTTTCAATGAAAGTTTTATTCTCAGTTATCAATGCTGATGATGAGAAGAAACTACCTGAATTATTGATACCGCTTACTTGTGGAATTGGTAGAATCCTATTAGGTGCTAATTTGATTACAACCTCTTCGGTTTGTGTACCATTATTAGTAATTTGTGCCGATAATACAATGGTAGAAACACCAGTCGGTGCCTTATACACCTGGTCTTCTTCACCAGTCAAAGTTGCAACTACCGATTTAAATGCGTTTAATGGAATTAGTTCATCTGCCATATTTTTTCACTTTATCTTATATAAATATTACTATTTAATTTATTAACCTTCCAGAGCTAGAGAGAATGGTGTAACTAATGAGAATAATGAACGGGAGAATGTTCTACCCTGCAATGTACCAGTTGCCTGATTAATTACAAGTCCCGTACCAATCTTAAAGTCACCGAGTTCGTTACCGGCGGTAAAGAATACTCTACCCCCACCCAATTCAACAATTTCTTTATCTGGGTCTGGTACACCATTACCACCTTGATTAGGAGGTAATGCTTTATATGTTACACCAGAACCAGCATATGAGAAATCATGTCCAGTAGTAATAATTAGTGAACCAAATAATTCCAATGGTGCATTTCTAGCAACTTTTTGGAATAATGTTCTTAAATATCTATTTGTTTCTGCCGTTTCTTTCTTTTGTTCTTCGATTACTACACTAGCATCACCATAAACACCTGTATAGTATGATTTAGCAGCTTCAATACTTCGTTCATTACCACCATACAATAAATCAGTTGAAATAGCATCTAATATAAATCCAGTATCTCTATAACATTTTTCTTCGTTATATTCAAATCCTGGGAATGCCGCTTCAGTATATGAAATTGCTGATGATTGTAAAAACTTTTTGGCTGCTCTTAAATCAGCGTAACCATTTCTTCTATTCAAACCAGCAAATGTTAATTGTTCTTGCTTAATAACCTTTTCAGCTATTCCTTTAGCAAAATCAATACCATCAATGGTTTGTGGTTTTTGTTCGGTAATTGCTACCGATGGAATATAGTAATAGAATGTAGCCGCCTGAATACTTCTCTCATTACCACCATATACCAAGTCGGTTCTTACTGCATCTATAATGTATCCCAAATCTCTACTACAACTTACTTCATTATATGGGAATTCACTCCAAGATGAAGATAAGAATGCAATAGTTTCTTTTTGAATAAATGTTTTGTTATCAACTAATAAATTAGCAGCAACTAATGTAGAACCTGATGGTGAATTCCACTCAACATTTTGTATTACATTTTGAGCCAATCCACTAGCATATTTTATACCTGTTGTTGTTGGGTCTAATTGAGCAACTTCAGATGGAGTTCCTCTTTCAGTTGCGGATGATGGATATAAGAAATAATAGTTACCAGCAATAACACTTCTTTCATTACCGCCATATAATAAATCAGTTGCAGCTGCATCTATAATGTATCCCGTATCTCTTCTACACTTATCTTCATTATAATAAACACCACTCCAAGATGAAGATACATATTGAATTGTTTCTTCTTGTATAAATGGTTTATTTTTTCTTAATAAATCAAATGATGCAGATACTTCGGCTGATGCTGTTACAAATTGTATATTTTGTAATAATGCTTCTGAAATTCTTCCAGCATATTTTATACCATCAGTTGTTTGGTTTGCTTGAATTGTTGTTGCTTCAGATGGATATAGGTAATAGAATTCACCCGCTACTTTACTTCTCTCATTACCACCATATAAGAAATCAGTTGCAACTGCATCTACGATATGACCCACATCTCTAGCACATTTATCTTTATCATATTCAAATGTACTCCAACTAGCAGTTAAATATGCTAATGATTCTGATTGGATAAATGTTCTATTGTTTAATAGAGATTCATTACCAGCAATTCTTTCTGCTGATGGTGATTCAAATACATTGTTTACAATTATATTTTCAGCAATATCACCAGCGTAGTTGATACCAGTTGTAGTTGGGTTAAGTTGTGTTGTTGTTGCAGATGATGGGTATTTGTAATAGTAATTACCAGCAATAACACTTCTTTCATTACCACCATATAATATATCAGTAGCAATAGCATTTATAATATGTCCAATATCTCTTTTACAAGTTTCTTGATTGTAATCAAAATCACTCCAAGAAGATGATAAATAAGCAATTGATTCATCCTTAATGAAATCTTTGTTACTTCTTAACAATTCCCAAGAAGAAGATACCTCAGTTGTTGGTTCGACAAATTCAATGTTTTGAATTAATTTCTGAGTTATTCTACTAGCATAGAATAAACCATCTAATGTTTGTTCAACTTGAGAACCAGTTCCATTAGCTTCAGATGGGAATTCGTTGTAGAATTTACCATTTACAATAGATGCTGAATTTGAATTCCAAATTAAATCTTCAGCCGCACCAGAGATAATTAATCCAGTATCTCTTCTACACTTTTCTTCGTTATAATCAAAATCTGCCCACGAAGAAGATAGGTAAGCGATAGTTTCATCTTTAATAAAATCTAAGTTATTTCTTATAATTTGATAAGCAGCTATTGTATTAGCATCAGTTGATGGTGTTGTATAATTACCAGCAGTTTCATATGAACCAGTTCCATCTACTACAATTGTAGTTACGATATCAATAGATGATGATATGAAATCTACATCTGATTGATTAGCTGATATTGAGCCAGTGTATTGAGTACCACCCATTACCTTAATGTTATTATCAACATTTAAACTAGCTGATGGGATTGGTAAAGTATTCTTATCAATCAATTCACTTACTAACTTAGATGCGTAAATTACTGCATCAGTAGTTTCACCCAATTGTGAAGTTGTTGCTTTAGATGGGAATTTATAGTAGTATTGCCCAGCTACTATTGAACGTTGGTTACCACCCCATCTTAAATCAGTTGCAACTGCATCTACGATGAATCCGGTATCTCTACTACAACTTACTTCGTTGTATTGTAAGTTTGGATATTTAGCGTTTACAAATGCTACAGTTTCCGCTTGAATGAATTCTCTATTTTCTCTAATTGAATCATAAACAAATTCAACTTCGTTTGATGTGGTTTGGAATGTAGAACCACTAACCAATTCTAATGCTAATGATTTAGCGTAATTGATACCAGTTACCGTTGGGTCTTTTTGTTGGTCTACATTTGGTACACCACCTACAATTGCCGCTGATGGATATTTGTAATAGTAATCACCCGCAATAACACTTCTTTCATTACCATTGTATTTTAAATCGGTTGCTACCGCATCTACGATGTATCCAATATCTCTCTTACATTTGGATTCAGAGTAGTAGAAATCACTCCAAGAAGAACTTAGATAAGCGATTGTTTCATTTTGAATAAATTCTTTATTTTCAAACAATAAGTTGTATGATGCAGATACTTCATTCGATGCAGTTACAAATGTTCTATTTCTAACAATGTGTTGTGCTAATGTACTAGCATAGTTAATACCATCTAATGTTTGTTGTAATTGAGAACCAGTTGCTTGTGATGGATATTCTAAATAGAATTTACCATTTACTACCGATGCTGAATTAGAGTTCCAAATCAAATCCTCAGCTGCACCAGAGATAATTAAACCAACATCTCTCTTACACTTAATATCATCATATTCAAATGTACTCCAAGAAGATGAGATATAAGCCACAGTTTCTTCTTTGATAAACTCTAAGTTATTTTTTAACAATTGATAAGCTAACTTAGCTTTTGGAGAATCAGATGGAGTTGTGTACTCAATAATAGCTGGTGCCGAACCACTACCATTTTCAATAATATCAGTTACAATAGCTACTGATGAAGAAATAATTTTAGCTTGTAATTTATCAGCAGCTGATGATGAGATATATTGTGGTGTGTTTGTTACTTTTATTAAATTATCTATATCAGTATTATTTCTTATAATAGATGGTTTTTGTGATAATCCATTTTCTACTATATTAGAAACTATTCCAAATCTATTTTCAACAATTGAAAATTCATTTGCTGAAGCTGATACTGAAGATGAATATTGCGTTGTATTAGTAAATTTACGTTTGTTGTAAGTATTATCAACAAAATCATCAATTGATGATGTTGTGTTCTCAATAATATCATTAATTAATGAGAATGATTCAGATACTAATGTTTTTTCAGAACTTACAGTGTAATCACCACTAGCAGTTACATATGAAGATGTAGTTAGTTGTTGTGGTGTGTCTAACTCAGAAGTTTGGAAATGCTTAGCGATAGTAAATGGAATATCATCAGAACCTAATCTAATAATATCGTTAATCATATCAATACTAGCTGATATAATTCCTATCTGAGTTTGTGAACCATTATATGATTCAGTAACTTGTAATGTATCCGTTACTTTAGTTAGTGAATTAACATTTCTAATTTCGTATGGTAAAGTACTTACAGAACTTAGTTCAGTTCTAACAAATGTATGATTTGATTGAGGTAAGTGTTTAATTGCTCCATCAGATGCTGATACAAATGTGTGAAGTGATTGTGGTTCATGCTTAACTGCTCTATTAGATGCAGATACGAATGTGTGTAACGAACCAGAAGCACTTCCAGCATCACCCACATTGATTGTAAATGTACCATCTTGTCTTTCCAATCCATCGTTAGTTGCTGATACAAATGTATGTGCTCCCACATATGGAGATGAACCAATATTAATATCAAATGTATTTGTAGTTACATTTGAAATCTCTAACCATCTTCCACTTGGATAATCGTAATTAGGTCTTGGATAAGATTTTGTAGTTGTATTACCATCCAATACACAAGTATAAGTTAGAGAGTTATCATCCAATTTGATGTAATCTCCATTACTAAATCCATGTGATGTGATTGTTATTGTAACATCACCAGTTGCCGAATCATAAGGTGCATCAGTTACAGTATGAGAGGTTGTACCAACTGAAGTAATTACAATTGATTTTCCTGCATATGGGTCTGAACCTGGTCTTGGATAAGAATGAGTTGTAGCATCATTATCTTGGTCACAAGTAAATGCAAATGATTCATCTTCTAATACTACACTTCTACCAACACCCAATCCGAATGATTCACTAACAGTCAATATCATATCTCCACTTAAAGCGTTGTAAGATGCAGATATAGGTGTGAAATATTTATTCGGACCTGATGCTCCTACATTAAATGTCATTGTAGTATCAGTTACAGCCGTAAGAGGAATTGAACGAACTGCTTTAGGGTCTATACCAACTCTTGGGTATGATTTAACTGATTGGTTATCATCCATATCACAAGTGAATGCGAATGATTCAGCTTCCATAATAACACCCTCACCCACACTTAAACTATGGCTTTCCACAGTTACTACAAAATCACCAGTTGCTGGGTCATAAGTTGCGTTAGTTGGATTAAATTCTACATTTGGACCTGATTTACCAACATTTACAGTTATAGTATTCGTTGTTACAGATTGTATTTCCAGTCTATTGTTATAAGCAGGTTGTCCAATTGATGGTAAAATGTGTTCAGTTCTATTACCATCCATATCACAAGTAAATGTGAATGAATCTGGTTTTATATAGATACCATTTTTATTAGTTAATGTGTGATTTGCAATAGTCATTACAAAATCACCAGTAGCTGGGTCATATGTTGCATCCGTTGGAGTAAATGATTTTATTCCATCGGTTATAATCCCATTAACCATTTCAAATGATGAACTTACTTCATTTAAGTTACTACCACTAATAGCCATAGAACCACTATATTGTGGAACACCATCAATTTTGATATGATTTTCACTATTAAAGATAATTTTAGGTCTTTCTAATATTTCGTTAAGAACAACACTATTTAAAACAGTCTCAGCGTATCTAATTCCTTCTACTGTTTCCTTTAATTGGAATGTAGTTGCTTGAGATGGATATCTATAATAGTAATCACCAGCGATGATACTTCTCTCATTTCCTCCCCATAGTAAATCGGTTGCAACTGCATCTATTATAAACCCAGTATCTCTCTTACATTTTTCTCTATTGTAAGTAAAGTATGGATATAAACTATCAATAAATTCAACAGTTTCCGATTGAATCATTGACCTGTTGTTTCTAATTCTATTATAAGATTCTAATAGGTTACTATCAGGATTTACTAATAGTGTATTTTGAATAATTTTTTCTGATAATCCAGCTGCATGTTTTACACCAGTAATTGTTTGGTCTAATTGAGTAGTTGTTGCTTCAGATGGATATCTATAATAGAACTCACCCGCTACTACACTTCTCTCATTACCACCATAAACTACATCAGTTGCGATAGCATCAATAATATATCCAACATCTCGTTTACATTTAGATTCTATATAATCAAATGTACTCCAAGAAGAACTAATGAAATGAATAACTTCATTTTGAATTAATTCTTTATTATCAATTAATAAATCTTTAGTTGCTAATCTTTCCAATGAAGATGTTACTAGTGTTGTATTATTAATTAATTTATTTGTTAATCGTTGTGCGTAAGTAATACCATCAATAGTTTGTACTAATTGTGAACCAGTTGCATCTGATGGATATAGATAATAGAATTCCCCAGCGTTTACTGCTCTTTCATTACCACCATATACGAAATCGGTTACAACCGCATCTATAATATATCCAGTATCTCTTCTACATTTAGCTTCATTATATTCAAAAGTACTCCAAGAAGAAGAAAGGAATTGAATAGTTTCTTCTTGTATTAAACTTCTATTTTCAGAAATTAATTCTGCTACTCCTAACGTTTGTAATTCAGGTAATTGTAAAACTTCATTTTGAAGTATCTTATTAGATATTCTTCTAGCGTAATTAATTGCATCAACAGTTTGATTTAATTGTGAACCAGTTGCTGCAGATGGATTACTATAATAGAAAGATGCTGCTTGTACTGAACGTTCATTACCACCATATAAAATATCAGTTGCTGCTGCATCTATAATATGCCCAATATCTCGTCTACACAATATATCAGAGTAAACGAAATCACTCCAAGATGATGATATGTATTCAATCGTTTCATTTTGAATTAATAACTTATTATCTAACAATAATTGATGTGAAGCAGATGCTTCAGTAGATGGTTCTACAAATTCAATGTTTTGAATTAACTTCTGAGTAATTTTACTAGCATATTCAATACCATCTAATGTTTGATTTAATTGAGATGTTTCAGCTTGAGATGGGTATTCTAAATAGAACTTACCATTTACTACCGATGATGATACCGTACCCCAAATTAAATCTTCAGCCGCACCAGATATAATTAAACCAATATCTCTACCACATTTAACTTCATCATACGAAGCTGTACTCCAAGACGATGATAAGTATGCTAAACTTTCAGATTGGATAAATGAAATATTATTTCTAATAATTTCGTATGCAGCTATTGTTGATTCATCGGTTTGAGGTCCACTTCCAGTATCATATAAACTAGCAGTGTATGAACCAGATGTACCCAATTGTACCATATTGTAAACTATCGATACCGATGATGATACAAAACTAACATTTTCTAATGTACCACTTACCGAAGATGAAATGTACTGAGGTACATCGGTTACTTTTATACTAGCTGATGTATTATGAATTTCATTAGGTAAACTACTTACTGAATTTTCAGTAGTTCTAACAAATGTATGATTTGATTGAGGTAAATGCTTTACTGCTCCATTTGATGCTGATACAAAAGTGTGAACCGATTGAGGTTCGTGCTTAACAGCTCCATTGGATGCTGATACAAATGTATGGATTGAACCAGAAGCACTCCCAGCATCACCTACATTAATTGTAAACGTACCATCTTGTCTTTCTAATCCATTCGATGTAGCAGATACGAAAGTATGAGCTGCTGTATATGGAGAAGAACCAATATTAATATCAAATGTGTTTGTAGTTACATTAGAAATTTCTAACCATCTACCTGATGGATAATCTATTCCAGTTCTTGGATAAGTCTTTTGAGTTGTATTACCATCTAATACACAAGTGTATGTTAGTGAATTATCAGAAAGTTTAATGTAATCACCATTACTAAATCCATGTCCAGCTATTGTTATAGTGACATCTCCGTTTGATGCGTTATAAGGTGCATCGGTTACAGTATGAGAGGTTGTACCAACTGATGTAATTACAATTGATTGTTCAGCGTATGGGTCAGAACCTAATCTCGGATAAGAGTGAGTAGTTGCGTTACCATCCATATCACAAGTAAATGCGATAGATTCGTTTTCTAATACTACACTTCTACCAACACCTAAACCAAATGATTCAGAAACAGTTAAAATCATATCTCCAGTCAATGCGTTATAATCAGCATTTGTTGGAGTAAAGTATTTATTAGGACCCGATGCTCCTACGTTAACAGTCATTGTAGTATCGGTGATTGAAGTAATCTTCATTGAACGACCAGCATAAGGGTCTATACCTAATCTAGGGTAAGATTTAACTGATTGGTCATCATCCATATCACAAGTGAATGCAAATGATTCAATATCTAATATAATCCCCTCACCAACACTTAAACTATGAGTACCAGTTGTAATTACAAAATCACCAGTTGCAGGGTCATATGTTGCGTTAGTTGGATTAAATTCTACATTTGGACCCGATTTACCAACATTAACAGTTATAGTATTATCAGTTACCGATGTTATTGGTAATTTATTAGTATAAGCTATTTGACCAACTGATGGTAGATTGTGCTCAGTTTTATTATCATCCATATCACAAGTGAATGTGAATGATTCTGGTCTTAGGTAAATACTATCAGAAACACCATAACTATGATTTTCAATAGTCATTACAAAATCACCAGTAGCAGGGTCATAAGTTGCATTGGTTGGGGTGTATCCCATACCATTTTGTAAAACATCAATAACAATTGCATAGGATGAACTTACATTATTTAGTTCATATTCAGATGGTGTTATTGAAGATGTAATTTGTGATGTATTTGTTACTTTTATTGAACCAGATGTATTTTCAACAATAGTTGGTAAAGTACTTACCGAATCTTCGCTTGTTCTAACAAAGGTGTGGGTTGATTGTGGTAAATGTTTAATAGCTCCATTTGAAGAAGATACAAATGTATGAACTGATTGTGGTTCATGCTTTACAGCGTTTGCTGAAGCTGATACAAATGTGTGTAAAGAGTTTGATGCCGTTCCACCATCTCCTACATTAATTGTAAATGTACCAGTTTGCCTTCTTATACCACCATTAGTTGCGGATACAAATGTATGAGCTCCAGTGTAAGAAGATGAACCTATGTTAATATCAAATGTATCAGTTGTTACATTTGAAATTTGTAACCATCTTCCACTTGGGTAATCATATCCAGCTCTTGGATAAGATTTTTCAACAGTATTACCATCCAATACACAAGTATAGGTTAATGCTCCATCATCAACTTTAACATAATCTCCATTACTAAATCCATGCCCAGCGATAGTTAAAGTTACAATCCCAGTAGATGCATTATAAGGAGCATTTGTTGGTGTATGTTGAGTATTTCCAACTGATTTAATTTCTATCGATTTACCAGCATATGGGTCTGAACCTGGTCTTGGATAAGAATGAGTTGTTGCATCTGAATCTTGGTCACAAGTGAATGCAAATGATTTATCCTCCAATACTACACTTCTTCCAACTCCCAATCCATGTTGTCCAACAGTTACAATCATATCACCAGTCAATGCGTTATAAGATGCGGATGAAGGAGTAAAGTATTTATTCGGACCTGATGCTCCAACATTAAATGTTAACGTAGTATCAGTTACCGAAGTAATTGGAATAGAACGAACTGCAAACGGGTCAATACCAACTCTTGGATAAGATTTAACTGATTGGTCATCATCCATATCACAAGTGAATGCAAATGATTCTGGTGAAAGTACAATACCTTCTCCAACACTTAAAGTATGATTCCCAACAGTTGCAACGAAATCTCCAGTTGCTGGGTCATAAGTTGCGTTAGTTGGATTAAATTCAATGTTTGGACCTGATTTACCAACATTTACAGTTATAGTATCATCGGTTATCGAAGTTATAGTTAATTGTTTGTTGTATGCGGGTTGTCCAACTGAAGGTAATTTGTGCTCAGTTCTATTACCATCCATATCACAAGTGAATACGAATGATTCTGGCTTTAAGTAAATTCTATCACCAACATCTAAACCATGTTGAGAAACAGTCATTACAAATTCACCATCAGCTGGATTATAAGTTGCTGCAGTTGGTGTAAATGAATCTACACCATTTTTCAATATTTCTATTGTAGTTGCAAATGATGAACTAATTTCATGCGATTCATCAACCGAAGCACTAAATGAAGATGAATATTGAGATATGTTTGATATCTTAATATTATCAACATTGTTAGTAGTTATTTCAACAAATCCTTTAGATGGAACTTCAATATATCTTTGAGTATCCGAAATTGGTAAATTATCAACCACATTGATAATACCACTAGCAGATACATTATTACCATTTACATAATATAATCTATCTGGTGCTTCTAATGGAACAATAAATGTTAAAGTTCCAAAGTTTACACCATTATTAGTTACACCCTCATTATAAAGAGCTTCTTTATCCGGCTTCCTAGCGGTTTTAATATAGAATGGATTTAAATCGTATTTTAAAGCATTTACTGAGAAGGTGTACATTTCACCCCTCTTCAATGTTAAAGTTGGGTCTTTAATACCATCTCTGAATGAACCTGTATTTTCAACTAAATTGAAGTAACCTCCAGCGGATACACCATCAAACTCATCTAATTGTGCTTGATTTAAAATATAGTAATCACCAGTTTCTGGAGTAATAACTTCATAGTAAGTTGAGGTATCAAAAGAACCACTCAAACTTAAACTACCAGAAGTACCATATCTAATGATATCGATAATATCTGAAAATGAAGATGATACTTTTAATGATTCACTAACTGATGAAGTTATAGAACCTGTAATTTGTGTATCACTTCCAAATTTAATACCAGCATCTGTATTTTCAACTAAATCAAAAGTTGGTATTATTGTAGTTGTTACTGTTTTTGCTAAACCATCACCATAAGAATCTTTAGGAATACCAATAGTAGAAATTGGGTCTCCTATTTGAGATTCAGGCACTGGAGCTGAACCAGTTCCGATTGTTTCTTCAGTTACAATAGAACTACCACTTTCAATAATTTTAATTACAGTATCAAAACTTCCAGATATATCATCAAAAATAGATGAACTAATTGATGTTGATACAGAAGCTGTTACTTGTAATATTTCGGATACGTTTAATGGGGATGTTACACTCCAATCAAAACTACCTGTATTTTCAGCTATTGCTGATAATATGGAATCATTTCCAAATCTAATAATATCTTCAACTATACCAACCGAACCACTTATGTGCTTTGATTCAAATTCAGTACCACCCATTGATGATGTTACATAATCAACATCACCAACTTTAATTCTTTTATTAATGTTTAATTGTTGACTTGGTATTTCTAATAAGTTGGATTTAGCAACTTCACCTACAAATCCCTTAGAATATCTTATACCTTCTAATGTTTCTTCTAATTGAGTTGTATTAGCAATAGATGGATATGAAAAATAGTATAAACCTGCGTTTTGAGTTCTTTCTACACCACCATATTTTAAATCAGTAAGTACTGCATCTAAAATGTATCCAGTATCTCTCTTACATTTTACCTCATTGTAAGAAAAGTTTGGATATGTTGTATTGATATATGTAATCGTTTCATTTTGAATTAAAGAACGATTTTCAAATATAGTATCAATTACCTCTAATGTTGATGAAGATTGAGTTACAAAAGTTATATTTTTAACTAATTTTTCAGCAAGTCTTTTAGCATAATTTATACCATCAATTGTTTGGTTTAATTGACCATCTGTATTTGATTGGAAATTAACTGTAGCGTTTGATGGATATTTGTAATAGAAATTACCAGCAATAACACTTCGTTCATTACCACCATATTTTATATCAGTTGCAACCGCATCTATAATATATCCAATATCTCTAGCACATTTAGCTTCATTATAATCAAATGTACTCCAAGAAGATGAAAGATATGCAATTGATTCAGATTGAATAAATCTTTTATTTTCAAATAATAATTCGTATGCATTATCAGCTTCAACAGTTGTTTCTTGGAATGTTATATCAGCAAGTATATTATCAACAACACCAGCTGCATATTTTATAGCAGTAAGTGTTGGACTTTTCTGAATAGTTGTTGCCTCAGATGGATATAGATAATAGAAGTTACCATTTCTTACCGATTCCTCGTTTCCACCAAATAATAAATCATGTGCTGCGCCACTAATGATATATCCTAAATCTCTTTCACATTTAGATTCAGAGTAGTAAAATTCACTCCAAGAAGATGAAAGATATGCAATCGTTTCTTTTTGAATAAATGGTATATTTTCTTTTAATAAAGTATATGCATTTTGATAATCAATTGTTGGGTTTTCAAAAGAAGAACTTTCAACTATTGTTGGTGCTGAACCTGTTCCATTATCTAAAATATTATAAACTGTTGAAAATGATGAACTAACTATTTCCCTAACATCTAATGATGCACTTAAATCAGTTATATACTGAGAAGTGTTTGTTACTTTATATGATTCCGAAGTATTAGTTTCAATATCAGGTATAACATCAACACCATTTTTAATAATCGAAATAACAGTATCAAATCTACTACTTATTGTATTTTTAGTATCATCAGTTACTGCTGATGTTTTGTATTCATCAACCCCAGTTACTTTAATTGGAGGGTTATCAGGAGTTGGAATTAAGCTTTCTACGTTTCCAACATTATCTACATAAGTATATGATGATGTAGCTGCGTTACCTCTTTCAATTATATCTAAAACAATATCATAATTAGAGTTGATTGTATTTAAATCAGCTTCAGATGCCGTAGTTGATGAAGTTATTTGATTATCACCACTAACATTCCATATTGAACCTGAGTTATATCCCCTATCCGATGATAATGCTAGAATAGGAATCTTATCTTCAACTCCTCTTTCAATAAGATTAGATATTAATCTATAATCAGATACAACTGTTTTTGCATCTTTATCTTTTGCTTGTGCACCTGTATTGAATATTTGTAATTCATCAGTTACCTTAATACCATCTTCGGTATTTGTAACTAAATCAGGAATTTCATCCAACCCCCTTTCAATCGTATCAACGATGATAGAGTAATTATCTTGTACATTCAAAAATGCCTCAGTATTACCACCACTACCAGTGATAAAACGAGAACCAGAAGCATACATACCAAAATCACCAAATGAGGTGTTCGAGTTAAGTAATACTGCTTGTCCACCATCAATTACCTTTACCGAGTATGCTGAGAAGTTTGTAAAGAATGATACTAACTGAATAAATCCTCTACCTACAACTTGACAACCAACACCATTAGGTGCAACCTGTGTATATGCATCCAATACCATTGATGCAAGAGGTGAATCTGGATGGATTCTATTACCATCTACATTCAATCCACCACCACCAGCAGGAATATCTTCATATGCTTCTAAGAATGAGTTTTCCTGATTGGAAATCATTGAACAGTTCTGAACATAAGGAGATGTTGTAATAAATGCGTTTGGAGCAAATGATATTGCAAAACCTTTCTGGGAATCATCAACTGATGGAAATACTCTTAATCCAGCAAAAGTCATCTCTGCTAAATAGTTACCACTATTTACCCAAAATAAATCTTCGTTTTCATTCTTAGCAACAACTTTGGTAACCCTTAAACCAGCTCCCCAAACAGTTGTGTTTCTTGGAAGTTCAACTGGATTATCTTCTAAGTAAGTACCAGCTTGTACATCAATTCTAAAACCAGTAAAGTTAGAACCAGTAGGTAATCCATATCTACCATCATCACCAGGTGTTACAATTTGAGCAGCTCTTTTTATTGTTTTTACAGGAAATTGAGGTGAACGTCCATCATTGGAATCATCACCTCTAGTAGCAGATACATAAACTGTTGCATCACTACCTCCGAATTCTGCTACTGGAATACCACCAAATCTTTGAGTATCAACTGATACATCGGAAAAGGATGCCGTAGCATCTAATCTACTTTCTGCTCTAGCAAATGTTAAATCACCATCAATATTAACCGAACCAGTAATTTCAACTGAACCTGTTATTATTTGTGGTGTAGTTAAATCACTTCCTATATTAATTGATTGAGATACTAATAAAGAACCTGATATGGAGACGTTATTATTTACGGATATGGAATCCTTAAAAATATTTACTTCTTCAATCTGCTTTTGTGGTATTAATCTAGCCATTGTTATAGAATCTCTGCAATTTTACCTTTAACTTCAAAATCAGTTCTAACCACATCGGCAGGAACTCGAGTAATATTTTCCGTAAATGTTATGGTTATTGATGTATCATCAAATGTAACACCATACCTATCGTTTGGTTGCTTTACTCCATATAAATATACATCTAAATAATCTTTCGAATCCGCAACAACTAAATCCTCATAAACAAATCTATATCCATTTAATACCAATGTAAAGTTATCACCATCTAAAGAAATTGAAGTGGGTATTACTTCAAAAATGAATGTATCATCAATAACTTCTAATACAAAATTTTTAAAAGCTTCCCTATCTCTTTTTTTGGTAATACTACCTAAATCTATATGTGGTTTTGGTCTTGTTGGCATTATCTTATTGTTTCTAAATCTCCTTCAATTTTTACTTCATCATCAACTTCAAATGCCCAAGGTTGTCCATAGTCTGGGTCATTTGTATTTTCAATTGTTGCTGGAAAGTTTTCTCTAATAAATTCTATATGAAAATCATTTCCAACTTGCTTGTATCTATAATCTCTTGGAGCTATATAACCACCCCAAACAAATACATCAAATCTATTTTTTTCTTTTCGTTTAGTAGATAACCTACTATCTAAAATTTTTAACCTACAATTTTCTACTTTCCAAATCCAATATAAAGGATGAACTAAATCGTGAGGAACCATAACGAATTCATTTGGTTCGTTAACCTGTTTCATTATATCCTTTAGTGTCTTTATATTCATAGTTGTTCAAATTTACCCACAATATCTATTTCATCGTTTGCATCTAATTGAAACCCTAAAGTATTATTAAATGTAAATGATATTTCATTTGTAGCTCCATTAAAAGAATAAGTGTATGTAGATGCTGGTTTAAATTCCGTATTTATATAAACTCTAAACCAATTTAATGTATCAAACGAACCTATCAATTCCGTTGGTAAAATAGGTTTTCTTACATTTGTTATTTTTACAATAGCACCATCACCAGTTACTGAATCACCTCCCATAACTAATTCAGCTTTTTGAGAACTTCTAATAGCAACAAAATCAATAACATTTTGATATTCATTATAAATGTTAGGATTTGTAAATGTTGTCCCACTTAAATCAGTTTCAACACCCCATACAACTTTCTTTGGTGTGAATGATTTTTTAACAGTTGGCTTCTCATCATATGTTTCAGGAAGTAGGTAAGCGTTCACTACCATAGTGAAAGAAGTTCTAATGATTCTTTCTGAACCCTCTCCTACTTCTTGTTGATTATCAAATGAATCAATACGAGTTCTAAATTTGAATCCATCATCTTTACCCCAATACCTATCAGTAGCATATTGAAATGCTTCTACAATTTTATTCATATGTTCGGTGAATGATGTCCAAATCATTACCTCATAAGTTACAGTTACATAATCAGGTACCGAAACTTCATATTGTTCAAATGCCCTTTGTGCTCCACTTTGTAGTGAAAATCTTTCATATCTATTTTGTTTAGAATATTTTTTATAAGCTGGTAGAGTATTTACGTCTTTAAATTGTGCTAAATTTGTATCTCTTTCAATAGAATTTCTTTTGAACATTACTAAAGGAATTTGAATCCTACCTCTTTGGTCTCTCAAATATCCTTTTGCTCTAGCATTATTCCATCTTTCAGCATTACCATATAATAGAGGAACCTTAACTTTACTATTGTGTTCTTCTACATCAGGTATAATAGTATCTACCATATACTCAGCAATAGTAGTATCTACATCTAAAAGTTTAACACCTTTAGTGTACTCCTTATCTATACCTCTTTGTAATGCTCTATTTGTTTCTTTCTTATTCATTATATAACTCTCATTTCAGTTTGAATAGAACTTCTTCTTGTCATAAATGTTGATGCAATAATTGAGAATTTCTCTCCAGTTTGTCCACCAATTAATTGGTCCTCTCTTACATTATCAATTTCAAAGTATGCATCGTTATGCATAATAATATCACCTATTTCTGGATAGAATCCTTTACCTTTTAATGTAATACGATTAAATCTAAATTCTACGTTTTGTCCACTATCAGGTCCGAATCCTTCGTAAGAAACCGAAGAATCATCTCTTTCAATTACCGCAGTACATTCCGTACCTTGATAATATGATTTATTTAGAGAT